TTTGCAAGCCTTTACTGTATGGATAAACAGGTGCTAGGCTCGCTCGGCTTTGTGCACAGAGCGGGGCCTAGGCTGGACTTGCAGGGATAGTCTGCGGTTCGGTGGCCAGCACGGATGTTGACGCACCCGAGCTGGTCGCCCTTTTACTTTGTAACGAGCACTTCTGTTACATAGGACTGGCAGGCCTTCAAGGCAATCAGTCCTTGATCGCCGTCATCGGTGATGGCGACAATTCGCTGAGCAGCCGCTGGGTCAAGTTCGCCTCGCGCGGCTCCATGAACCAAGCCGCCGGCGCTGGTGGTGGCTGGCACGCCACGGTCACCACTTGGGGTGGCGAGTAGGACTGACAGCCGGAGATCAGAAGTAGCGAGGCGATCGCGCAAGCGAGCCTGAGCTTGTTGGGCATCGTGCAGTTCCTTGAAGTGGGTTTTGTCTTTGGCCTGTAGCCGTTCCTCCAGCGCGCGACGGCGAACCTGCTCGGCAGACTGCCAATCGATTGCTGCTACGGCAGCAGCCTCTCGCTCAAGCTGAAATGCGTTAGCCAGCTCTGCGTTTTTAGCCTGCCATTCCGCATCCATAGTCGAGCGGCCGTGCTGGTAGGTGCCCCGGAAGGCAGCGAGCACCAGTACCAAGCCTGCCGCGGCGCCAATGGTTCGGGCGCTGATCACGCCGCCTCCAAGAACAGCACGCGCTCAGCTTCCCGGCGCCGGACAAGACCCGGCAGCACATTGCCCCCCGCCTTGTTCCAGCGCGGAAACTGCTCGGCAGCTCCCGCATAGTCACCGACGTTGAGCTTGCGCAGCAGCGTCGACGATTCGAGGTTGGCCGCGCCGAGGTTGTAGGTGAAACTGACTAAGGCATCCCACTGATTACCAGTCACAGGCACCTTCACCAGGCGCTCGACTTCCGGCTCGAAGCGCTGCACGTCGTTGAGTAGCATCCGCTCGGCCTGCTTTTGGGTGATTGACATGCCGGCCTTCACTCCTCGAGTGGCGCCATAGCCGATGGTCCAAATGCCGACGGCGTCGCGGTAAGCCAGCAGGCGCAGGCCTTCGAAGGACTTGATGAGGCTCAGGCCTCGTTGCGATGTACGCATTTACTTTTCTCCAGGCAAAAATAAACCCGCTCGATGGCGGGTGCTTTGGGTGCGGTAGATGTCAGGCCGGAGACGCTGGCCAGACGATGGTATCGGGATAGCCTGGCTGGTCCGGCACGCGGATCAACGCGATACGGTATTTCTTCCAAGCCTTGAGCTTGGCGGCTTCAGCTTCCGTTGCCTCCTCGAGGTCAACAGCATCCTGCAGCGGATCAATGGCGGAATCGGCGACAGCGCGAAGTACGGAGGTCTCGGCAACGATCTGAACAAGATGTTGTTCGGCAGCGACCTGAGCTTTCATTTCTCGGGTGACGACCTGCGACCAGTCGATGATGCCGTTCACAGCTGGCTGTTGGTCTGCGGCTAATTCGACTCCAGGAAGTGGCACTGGTCCATCAGCGGGGCTGTGAATGTCGAGGGGGAACCGGGCAAAGTCAGGCGCGTCCGCTGCGTGAGGAAGCGTAAGCATAAAATTAAGCTTACCGTTGATGCGCTCCACGACCTGGATAATCCATTCCGTACCGATCGCCTCCGCCGGCAGCGTCGAACCGTCCTCGAGGCGGGAGAAGTCCAGCACCACCCCATTGATAGTGAGAGCGTCACCAGCTTTAGTGACAGTGAGTTCGGCATCGGACCGAACAGGAGAAAGCTTGATGATCATTAGTACCACCTTCCGATAGCAATTAGGTGTACATGAAAAGGTGTAACGGTAGATATGGCAGCCGTCCACCAATGGTAATAAGAGAAGTTATTAGCTCCTGCATTGCCGTTATTAAATGGCCATGACATGCCAGACTGCCGCCTCCCAGTTACGCTAACAGCCGGCGCCCCACCCGAAAAACCAATGGGGAAATTCCACGACAATTGCTCTGTCATAAAACCGGTAGCAAACGCGGCATTCAACGTGGCGTTATCCGTCCGAAAGGTCCACGCTATTTGAGTTCCATCTGCAAACCGAACGTATTCGCCATTTGCATTGCTGCCACGCTCGATGAGTGCGCCCTTGGGAATACCGCCCAGCTGGGAGACAGTGCCAACAACGTTTGCATCCGAGAAATAGCGCCGCCAATCAGCACGATCTGTTGGCTCTTTGGTTACGTCGACCCTTGTGTACAGATCACCATTCCCAGCTAGGGCAAACTGGAACCGCCGAGCAATGCTGTATCCCATATCTAAGCCAACGCTAAGCTGGCTAGCGATGGGGCCACTGGGGTTGGCGTGAGCCCATCCGGTGAATCGGTTTCCTAGCCAGGCTGGCACTGCAGTATCAGGCGCGATGTTCCCCCCCAAACCGAAGTCGCCCTTCCCCAGTGCACCGATGTTGGCACGGAGGGTTACTGCATCAATGGCGCCCCCAAACAACGCCAACGTACCTCCCCAATCGCTAACGATCTGGCGAAGACGATCTGCAGACTCCTTGACGTAGCCCTGCATCGGCGCGAGAGCATAGGAACCACCCGCCACCGTAGCGCCCTGATAGGCAGGAAAAATGCTAAGCACCGTAGTGCTCGCAATATTGGTGACTTCGTACCAACGGCCGTCAGGCCCTTGAAACGCATCGCCCACGCGGGCGTTTGCTGAAAAGGCGGTACCGGTACCAGTCACCGTATTTTGCCCAGCCGTGATCGCTACCTGGCCAGCTCTGTACCAAGGCATAAATATCTCCGTAGTTGATTAAAGCGGACGCATCGGGCGGCCAGCGAACACTGTCCGGCCGTTCACACCAGAGGGTTGTGATTGTCCATCTGCGCCTGAAAAGGCTTGCAGCACATCGCGCCTGCCCGATAGGAACCCAGCAGGTGATTCGTAGTAAGGAGTTGGCCCGCTGGGGTACCCGACATCGTTCATTAAGGAATTGGCCAGCACATAGTCATCCTTGCTGCCCGTCCAGTTCATTTGAAAGCTGCTATAGAACCATCCCACAAACTCAAGTGGCGTACCCCTGACCGTGAAACCGTTAGAGGTTGGCGGGCCATTCAGCAAGATGATGTTCTCTGTCGTGCTGAATATGACTCGGCCCACCTCGTCCTTGACTCTGGCGCCGTACCCCGAGGCACTGATCAGTCGACTGAAGTCGCCGCACATCCACTTCACGGTGAAGGCGGCGACATTGTTGTGTCCCGACCAATAGTCCAGGTGAAACCCCGTCCAGTTGCCCGGACTACCAATCACATAGAAGCCGGAAACCATCATGTAATCGGCGGAATTCAAAAAGATGAGTGGCTTTTCCTGCGACGTGACCTTAGCTGGAAAAGTGATGTTCTGGCTCTTCACATAGTCGCCCGGGGCACGGCGCCCCAGGAAGAACGAGCCGCTGCTGGACACGGTTAGCACCCGGTTCTGGTTGTCGATTTGCGTCACCAGATCGTTGTTGCGCGTCCTGACACCGTATTGCACGCCAGCGGGCGGGTTGCCGCCGTAAGACATGATCAGCACTTGCCAAGTACCGGTGCCCGCCCGCCGCAAGTGCAACTGACCAGGCGTCCACCATGCATCCGGTGTGCTCGCGTACTGCCCGGTCGCTGCCGTTGCCATCACCACGAATGAGCCTGCAGTAATCTCCGGAATATTGAAGTATTGATCCCAAGCGCCATTCCCCTTCACCGTCACTGTCTTGATCGATCGAATTGAGACGGTGGTGGTATCAAGCGTGACGACACTCGCCTCATCCTTGGTGCGCAGCCCATATTGCACTGCCATCAGGGCAACCTCCCCACAGCGGTACGCTCAACATCATTACCGTCGTAAACATAAAGACCACCGTTGTTGAGCAGCGTCGAGCCCGCAGAGTCCTGGCCACGAAGGGAAAACGTACCCGCTTTGAAGTTGATCTCAAGCAGTGGCCGCCCTTTCGAGTCCAGCGCCTCTGAACGAATGACCATGCCCATGATGATTTCCTGAATAAACGCCTTGCTGATGATTGCGGTATTAAGAAATATCTGACCGCCCTGGACAACGAGCGGGAAAATCAATTGGCCGGATACCTCGTCAACGATGGCGAAGCGCTGAGCGAACGCCAGGATCTCCGAAGTCTCTCCGTCACTGCCAAGAGCCAGACCTGCCATGACCTTCCTGCCGCCAACAATGGTCTGCGCTTTGATGCTTGTCATCGCCTTAACTTTGCCGTCGACACCGACCACGGCCTCGCTTACCTGCTGAACGGACGCGCTCACTTGCTGCACGTCCTTGCCCGTTCGGCCGATCGAGGCTTCCAGTGTGTCCGATCGCCGGGCCTGCGCTTGGGTGGCATCTGCCTGGGTTCGAGTTTCCGATGCAAACCTGGCTTGCGCGTTGCACGCTTCGATTGCACTGAGTAGATCGCCTTCACCCGTGTCGTCACGCCCGGTCGTGTAAACCGAGTCGAGCGTTGTCCGAAGGGTGGCTAATGATTGCTCGGTGTTGACCTGGGTCTCCTCGACATCGGTGATCCGGGCGGAGTGCTCACCGAGGGTGGACTCGTTGACTCCAATTCGTTGCCCAAGCACCTCATCACTAGTGACTCGAGCCTGCTCTTCGTTTCCGATGGCAGCCGTGTTGCCTTCGACATTGGCCTTGAGCTGATCCAGGCGACTGACCGTTGCCTGCTCGTTGGTGACCACCACCCGTTCAAGCGTGCTTAGTCCAGCCCTGCTGGCACCAACCTGAGCGTCCAAGCTGGTGAGCCGCTCGGCCATCGCTGAGTTTTCGGCCGCTTGGGCGCGAACTTGTTGGGCAAACTTTGCCTGCGCATCACACGCCTCTATCGCACCAAGCAGATCACCCTCCCCGTCATCCTCCCGCCAGCCAGCTTGCAAAGCCTCCAGCCGACTGGCTGAAGCCGTGACCTTGCCATCCAGATTCGTGATGTCGGTGGTGTTTTTCTGCACTTGTGAAGCCAAGGCATTGGCGGTCTGCAGGATGGTGCCGATGTCTGCCCAATAGGTCGCATCGGGTGGCGCAGCACCAACAGGGACTGCACCCTTGGCCTGATACAGGTGCTGACCATCACGGACGATGTCGGCTGCGGCATAGGCCTTGGTTGGGTCGTAGGCCAAGGCATCGGTCACCTGATCGATCCGCTCGTACAGCTCATCCTTGGCCTGCTCGAGGCGATCAGTCACAGAGCCGGGGCCATCGCCAGAGATTTTCTCGATCTCCTTGCGCAGCTCCGGGTACAGCGCTCCGTTGCCGATCTTGTCCTTGAAGTACTCCTCATACTCGCCCTGGTCGGCGCTGGACTGGCCATGCACACCGATGCCATCGGGGTACCAAGGACCCACGTTGCCGGTGCGATCGATCAGACGCGCCCAGTAGAAAAAGCTAACACCAGCTCTCAGGCCGTGCAGCTGATGCTCTGCCTGTGGGTAGGCAAAATCGCCCAGCTTGATTGCGTCATCCCGCGAGGTGGTTGCGCTGTACCAGATCTCCGTCCGTTGAGTGTCCTCGGCGCCAACTGGGAAGCCCCATGCCAGGCCGGTTCCGTAGACCAATGGCGCAGTGACCAAATGGGTAACGGCAGGTGGTGGCGTGGTCTTGCCCGCCACATCGGTCAGAACCGAGCTCGTGGGCATCGACGAAACACCCATTGCACTGACAGCGCGCACCCTGGCCAGGTACTGGCCTGCATACACGCGCGGCACATCCGCCGTCAGCTCGCCGGTACGGGGCAGCTTGATCCAATCCCGAGCCCCCCAGCGCCACTCCACGTCATAGGCCACGGCACCAGGTGCGGCATCCCAACCGATGGTCATGGTGGTGACCGCGATACCTTGGTCGATGGAGTTGTGGCTTGTGATCAGTACCCGCGCCGGGGCGTCCTGCACGCCTGGTGGCAACACGCTAATCGGGCGGTCATCAATGACGGTACCGTAATCAATAGCATCGAATTTGGTCGGTTCATGCTGGATCAGCTCCAACTGGAACTGGTGCCACTCCGGCCGAGTAACGTTACGGACGTAGAACTGCATCAGCTTCAGGTCGTCATAATCCAGCGCCCAACCGCACTCGGCCTCTGGCAGTTCGCTGTAATCGGCCATAACCGTGACCTGCCGGCCGGAGATTGAGCGGACCTGCCGCGCCTCAGCCTTGCCGCTGGGCAGGTTGACCTGCAGGCGCGCACCGGTCGGCACATCTATATCGCGATCCAGAGTGATGACCCGGCCAGCTACTGCGGCAATCCGCCCACCATTGGCCCGGCCCGCCAACATCGAATCGGCGATCGAGATCACCTTGCCCGGCTTCGGGATGTAACCGTCCAGGCCCACGCGCATGGTCGCGCCACGCAATTGCAGTTGCTCGGTCAAAAGCGCCCACTGACCGGCACGCTGGGCTTGGCCGCGAGATGTGCAGCCTACGGCCTCGACCGAAACTTCCCGCACACCATAGTCGGCCATGGCCTCTTCATCGAAGACGGGTTCTTTGTCGGTCTCGAAGCCCTGATAAGGATCGTCAAAGGACACCATGGCCAGGCTGTGCCGGTCACGCCACTTGCTTCCGGAATACTTGATAGCGCCGTCGCCGAGGATCTGCGCGGCGCTGTAGGTGTAGGCTGAGTCCTGTGGCATGTCAGCGTTGACGACGATCTGACTGCCGTCCCAATAGGCCAGGCCATGGAAGATTGCCGCCAGGTCCTGCAGCACCGCCCAGCCTTCAGCCTGCTTCTGCAGGTAGAGGTTACAGGTGAAGCGTGGTTCTTGACCGCCCTTCCCGTCCGGTACCAGTTGGTCGCAGTATTGCGCGATGCGGTACAGAGCCCAGCGGTTGATCATGCTGGCATCGATGCGCTCGCCAAGGCCGTAATAAGGATGCAGCGCCAAGTCGTAGAAGATCCAAGCCGGGTTGTTGGTGTAGGCCTCTTTAAAGGTGCCGTCCCAAACACCGTTGCTAGTGCCTGGCCCGCCAGTGGCATAGGTCCGAGTATCGGGGTCATAGTTCATCGGCACCCGCACGATGCGCCCACGCATCAAAACGGCCACCTTGGCGATATCGCCGCCAAACTGCTGAGCGTCGTACTCCAGGCAGCCAACCGCCGTCAGCGGATATTCCTGATCGCTGTCGACAACCTCGGCGATGGCTTCTACCACCATGGCATCCGACACCAGCGAGCTGTTGGCCTCTGGCGTCAGGCGCCGCGCACGGATGGTCCAACGGCTGCCGGCTGGCAACTCAATGCGGTGCGAGCGTTCATACTTGGTGATGTTCTTGCGATTGACCTCAGACGCCAGCACCTGCAGATAAGGCCCTCCATCGGTAGAGACATCCACCGCGTACTGAATGCGAACGCCGTTGATATTGCCGCCACTGTCCTGGGATTGAAGCTGGGGCCAACTGAATCGCACACGCACAGCGTCGGCCATGTCGCGAGCAACTGAGTAGATCCAAGGAGAGGTGCTCTTCAGTTCCTGCTCGACATCAATCTCGTTGCTGGATTCGCTGACGCCCTGCAGGCGCTCCTGGTTCAGCTCGCCAGAGCGGAATTGCCACTTCACCCCCGGGTAGTTCAGGGTGCCGTCTTCCGCCATGACCGGCGTACCGTCGAGCTTGATCGAGCGCAGACCATTCACCGGGCCAACAATAGGCCCCCAGCTCCACAGGTAGACCATCCGCGCGGTTGCAATTGACGGCACGCTGTTCGACGCAATGCTGGGCTGCTTCTGCTTCTTTGCCCCGCCCTTGCTGCCGACAACCTGGCGTCGCTTGCGGCCAGTTGCTCGCCGCGGTTTGCGCTTCACTGCTGCGCCCATGCGCCCCTCCAGAAACGAAAAACCCGCCGAAGCGGGTCAGGAATCGCCAGCTGTCACAGCCGGTCTTGCGTATAGATGCCGCCCGATTCGACGGCGCCGCCGATCTCACGCTCGCCGTAGAGCACCGGGTAAGGGTTACCCTGAGCAATGGTGGTTACGGCGGATCCGAAGCCGTAGCTTGGATTGTTGCCGTCTTCATTGCGATCGAGGCTGCCAGTCTTGGCTGTCGGAGAAAGCATCTGCACCACGCCTCCAAGGCCCATTCCTGCGCCGCCGGCGATCAGCGCCATACCCACAGGCGCGGAAAACCCGCCAAACACACCAGCCACGATCAACACCGCGCCGAGCACGGTCTGGAACAGCCCGGCCTGCTTGCTACCCTGGATGATCGGTGCGATGCGTATGACACCGCTGTCGTCGCCCACCAGGTCGAGCTCCTGGTTGTCCAAGTTGCGCGTGCCGGAGAACACGGTGAACACCAGCCCCCGCTCATCGCCGGTCGCAATGAACTTCTCGAAGCCTGGGACCATTTCGCATAGCGCGCCGATTGCGTCCCTGACGCTGTGCACATCAAGGATGTATTCCCGCCCGAAGTGTTTGCGCAGCACGCCGTAGAGCTTGATGGTCCGCTTCATGGTCGATAGTCCTTGTGCCGGAGCACCAGCCGACAGCGGTTGGCCATCGACCAACCGTAAATATCACGAGAGGAAGAGCGGCCTGCCATGTGGTGATAAATGAACGGGCCGCCGCCACCCAGTGCCGGGGCTTCTTCGCTAGTAAGCGCTGGCTCGTCACCCAGGTAGATAGCAGCATGGTTCGGGTGGTAGCACGGCCTGCCTGGGGACGGGACCATAAACACCAGCATGTCGCCGCGCTTGGGCGTGTCGACCTGATAGAAACCAGCACCGGTGAAGTTGTCCTCGTACAGGCTTGCCCCGTCGGGGTCTTCCCACCACAGGTCCTGGCGCTCGAAGTTGGGCAGTTGCAGGCCGGCCTCGCGGGCGTACCAGTCGCGGCAGGCACCCCAGCAATCGAGCAGCCCGTGGGCAAACTCCCGACCCAGCAGAGGCGCCTGGTAGCCCGATGGCTTGAACCACTCCATGTCACCGCCTGGCCAGCCCACGATGCCCCAAGGCACTTCGTGCAACTCGCAACTGACTCGGTCGGCCATGCTCGGGATTGGTGCTGCGTCCGGGTGGCTGTGGATGATCGCCAACAGCTCTCCTCGGTCTTCGGCATCAGCCAGGTCTTCATGGTGCAACGTGAAGTGGTCGCGGGGCGTCCTGGCAAGGTTTCGGCAAGGCACATATTCGCGCCCCTGGTCGGTCTTGATCAGTACGCCGCAGGCTTCATCTGGGTGCTCTCGTTCAGCATGCTCGCGGATCGCGGCCTGTAGTTTTTGGTTGATACGCACGGGCTACCTCGAACTGGCAATGAGACTGGCGCCCATGGAGCCGCCGAAGCGCCGGGTATTGCCCCGTGCTTTGCAGCTTTTCCAGCGACCGCCGCAGCGATCGAGCGCCGGATTGTCGGTGGGCTCGTCCTTCTTGGTGAACATGGCTGAGCCGGTGTAAGCGCAGGCCTCCTGCCGGTACTGCCCTCGGCAGGCCCAGCGACACAACTTGGTGATCTGCTGACTGGGCAGCATCTGGCCACCCAGGTCCAGCGGGCTGGAGAGCTGGAACGTCACCTGCTCGCGGTCTTCATCGGTCTTCTGCTCGATGTACCAGAGATTTTCCTTGGCCTGATTGGAGGCATTGGGATTGCCCTCGGGGAAGTTGGCCCCGTCCAGGAAGTGGCGAAAGGTCTCAATAACCTTCACCTTGGCTCCAGCCAGGTCCTTCAGGTGCAAGCACAATGCGGTGACTGCGCCGCGCACGCCATCGATCTCGTTGGCCAGCTGCAGCGTCGGGCTGGCCGGACGACCATCACCGCGGATATCGAAACCCTTGGCGGTGAGCTGTTGCGGCGAGTACAGGTTGCCCTGCCAAATGATGTCGCCTTCCTGAGCGTGGCCGTGAAAGCGCATAAGGTTGCCGCCCAGGCGCGTAGCGTGCACCTCGAACAGTCGGATCTGATTGCCCGGCTCAAGCTTTTGGATGTCGGTGTTGAAGTTCATGAGGCCTCAGAACGAAGAAACCCCGCACTCGGCGGGGTCAGTAAGGGGTGAATCGCTGATCGAAGGTCCAACTGATCGTTACCAGCTTGGGGCTACCTCTGGTCCTGAGCTTGTAACCCTTGACCCGGTACCGCCCTTGCACGCCGCCAGGGGGAGTCCAGAAGAAGGACTTATAGCCTTCGTGCCGGTCGAGAAAATCGCGAATGGCCAGGGCCTCCTCGCCCACCTCCAGCAACCCTGTGTGGGATGCGCTCCACGACTGCGACTTCGTATTGATGCCGGTGCCGCCTGACTGAACATACCCATCGCCAAAATCGTTTTCCCAGGTGCGCTGACGAATATCACCATCGACCTCGGCCTCCACGTCGAAACTGAAGATTTCCGTCATTACCGTCTCCACATAGAGCCGCCCTGGCTGAACTCTTCATTGACCACTTCGCGAATTGTCTGCCGCAGCCCTTCACCCATAACCTCGCCCTGCCGACGTGCAGCTTCGTCACTCATGCCTGGCTGGGCCTGAACGTAGATCGGGGCGTCGATGTTGATCTGCGGAGGACCACCGGCAGGGGCAGCGCCAGCACTGGCCGCCACTCCTGAACCGCCCGTCATGCCGATACGGCCATCACTCAGCGCTTCAAGACGCCCAACACCAATGCGAGCCGTGGCTTCGGCATCAAATACGTACTCGCCGCGGTGCACCGGACCCGCCACTTCATCGCGGCGGCCATGCCCGGTGTAGCCGCCATCCATAAAGCCAGCGCCAGCCATAGCAGAAGCAGTCGAGACCCCGGCGACCATCGGTGCCGTGGCAGCCGCAGCTGCCGCAGCAGCACCAGGAGCCAGTGCTGGACCAGTTAGAGGGATGGCAGCAGTCGACGCATAGGCAGCCAACTGCGCCTGAAACGACATCGCTTGCGCGTTAGCCACCATACCCAAGCTAGCTACCGACTGAGTGCTCTTGCCCACAATGGCCTGCACAGCGCCGTAGACCAGCCACTGCGCCGCCATATCCATGAGAGCGCCAGCCATTGACTTGGCCATCCCTGCCGCCGCGTCAGCCACGGCATCCCCTGCGTCTTTCGACTCAGTGATGATGTCGGTGAAGGCACCGCCAAGTTGGCTGGTGGCCGATCCCAGTGAGCCACTGACAAAGTCCGCAGCCTGAGCCGAGTAATTCAGGGCATCGTCGGCAAAGTTCTGCCAGGCATCCCGGGCGCCATTCACCCAGTTCGACTGGGCCTCGTCGACCTGCTCGTAATAGAACTGCTGGGCGAGCAGGCGCTTGTTGTACTCCTCCGTGAGTACCTGGGTTTCGCTCCGGTACAGCTCCGGGTCAATCTGGCCGGCGTTTCGCTGCTCAGTGAGCGCATTCAAATCTTCGACATACTTCTGCCGCATCGCCAGATCAGCCCGCATACGATCACGGGCTTTGTCGCCCATGCCGATGCCGGCCAGCTCCTGGGAAAAGCCGTTGACGGTATTCTGCGTGCCGGTAGCCTGAGCTGCCTTGAATGCGCTGAGCTTCAGGGCATCCTCGTTGGCCTTCTTGATCTTGTTCAGGCCATCCAGCTCGGCCGCCATTTCAAGAAGTCGCTTCTGTTGAGCCTTGGACAGATTGCCAAGCTTGCCCTCCTGTAACTCGAAGGAGAGCTTGGCCACTTCGGTGGCGTCCTTCTGCTTGTCGCCGGTGGTATTGATCAGCTCAATCTGGCGCTTGTAGCCTTCCTCGGTAGACTCGAAGTCCTTGAGCTGCTTCTTGGTTGCAGACTCGCCTTCGGACAAGTTCTTACGCCCAGCCTTGGCTGCAGCATCATCAGCTTTCTTCTGCGCATCGCGAGCTGCCGCAGCAGAACGGATGGCGACTATTTGTCCCTCGGTGAGTAGCGTGTTCTCTGCGATGAACCGGTTCGCCGCATCGAGGCTGGTTTTGTCTTGTGCTGTCGCGAGCTGTTTGAGCAGCTGGTCCAGGTACTTCTGACCGTCTTGCGCCGCGACCGCCCGTGCTGCTGCATTCTCTCGTTCTGACCGGGTATTGGAATCAGTCTCGCCAGTGAGCTGGGCAATCACCTCGGTCAGATGTTGAACCACCTTTGCCTTAGTGGCGGCAGCACCACCGCTGTCATTCAGGGCGTCCGCCATCTCCGCAGTCACGCCCGGAATCACGCGAACTTGATCAGCGACAGACTTCCAGTCGACAACCATGCCGGCTGCCTGGTCGGCAGATGCCTTCTTGACGATGTCCATCGCCGACTGAAATTCAGTAGGCAAAGGCGCGATACCAGCCATGAAGCCTGACGCACCGGCGAGACCAGCATTAGTTAGGTTGCTCTGGAACTCAAATGCGAGCGCCCCTGACACAGCAGAAAGGTCACTCTTTGCATCCTCAAGATCTGACCGGAGCCCACGAAGCGCAGTTGACTGCGAGGCCCGATCAAGCTCGTTGAACTTCTCAATAAGCTTGTCAATTGGCCCGGATAGATCACCTAACTTTTCTTCGAGATACCCTGTGTTATCCCGCAAAGTCAGGAATGCGGTGGCAGCACCCACTGCAAGCGCAATGACTCCAGCCGGGCCGCCGAGCATCCCCAGAAGGCTGAAACTCGCCCCTTTCACTGCTTCTTGCGCAACCCCTACAGCGGCGGTGGCCCGAGCCTCCACCATCCTCGCCTGGGCCAGTTGCAGCGATAGCTGCGTTTGAACTGCGGTGCCTCTGGCCGCCACCGCTTCCTTTTCGGCCAAGAAGACTGTCGTCTGCGCCTTGCGTTGCTCAGCTTGGGCGGCTATCAGAACAGCTGCAGCCTGCGCCTTCCTTGCAGATGCATCTTTAATCGCGGCATAGGCAGAACCGACAGATGCAATGCCGTATTTGGCGATCGCAGCTGTAGCCGCCGCAACCGCTATATCAGCAAAGTAGAAGAAGTTGTCGCCAAGCAGCGCAATGCCGCTGGCTAGCTTTCCAGTGAAGTCGGTAGCCTCATTGGCCTGGCCAATGTAAACCGAAAACGCGTTGCTCAAATTCTGGAGCGCATCTCGGACGGCGACTCCCATGCTATCAGCGAGTTCACCGTTGGCCTTAGCTGACTTTTCCAAGCCCTCAGTAAGCAAGTCCAGGCTGAGCTTGCCCTCGATGCCAAGGGAGCGGATCTCTTCCGCGCTCCTGCCAGTGGCCTTCGCCAGGGTGTCAACCATCGTCGGCATTGCAGCCAGGATCGACTTCCAGCTATCCCCATCTACCTTGCCGGTCTGCAAAGCCTTGGAGTACGCATCGATTGCTGACGAAGCCTTGTCAGCACTCGCCGAGTTCGTCACCAGCAAAAAGCTGAAGCTATCCATTACATCCAGCGCCTGGCTGGTGCTCTTGCCCATGGACCTCAGGCTGTCAGCGGTCCCGATGTAAAGCTCTTGCGCTTCGCTCAGAGGACGATAGGTGCGCTTGGCTGTCTCGAGCAGGCGCTCTTGCACCAGGTTGTATTCGCCGAAGCTGCTGGTCGCAAGCTCGATCCGGTCAGACATCTGCGAGTAGGAGTCAGCGGCATCAATAACCGATTTGACCGAAATTGCGCCGGCAGCCAGGCCCATCGCATTCTTGATAAGCCCGCCCGCGGTGAGCGCGCTCTCGCCAACACGATCAAACCCCTCATCAATCCGCGCCAAGCTGCGATCAATTTTGATTGCACCCTGGGCCACCGAGGAGTCGGCTCGCGCAATCTCCGACCGAAGCTGAGCCGTAGTTGCTTCGATCCTGACGAGCATCCCCTGAATATCGGTATCGGCCATGCTTTTCTCCGGACAATAAAAAACCCGGAGTAATCCGGGTTTCGGTAACACTTCGGTAGCACTAGTCCTTTCGAGCGTTCGCCCTGTTCGCTTCTTGGGTGATGCGTTGAATGCGCTTCTCCAACCGCTTCTGCTCGCGATCTGGGTCGCTGCTGTAATTCAGCCATAGCATGCCGATAACAAAACACGCTCCAGCTATGATGGCTATCAAAGCCCAAACTGAAAACGCAGCGGCAAACAACCCGAGCGTCCAGGGCGCGAGAAGGACAATAATCACTATCAAAGCTAGAAGAATGAGCTTCTGCATAACCTGCCTCCATTCAGATCGCGTCAGGATACCAGAGGTTACGACGCCCTTCTTCCAGTAAGCGCCTGCCGCAGCTTGTCAGCCACGGTCGAGGCCTTTGGCTTTTCCTTTGGACCTGCAGCCTTTCCGTTGCCGAAAGGATTGGTCATCTGCGCCCACTCAATCTTGGCATCCAGAGCAAGGAACAACTCAGGAAGCGGTGTGCGCCAGGCTGATTCAGGCAACCATCCCAGCCAGCCCGTGGCAATCGCGAACAGCCGGTCAACGTAGCTGCCGTCCTCGACGACGCTTACGCCTTCCCGGCTTCCGCGTTTCCCTTGTCGGCGCCCCGAGGGTTGTACAATGCCACCAGATAGGCGTTCACCTGGGTCGACACTTCGAGCACGCCAGCCTGCCAGACCTTCTCAGGGATGGCTTCGGCTGTCTTGCCTTCCAGGTCCGCACCAGCGGCGATGATGATCGCAACACCGTCCACGCTCAGGGCGGTGATCACCTGCGACGCACCGCGCAGCCCACCAAAGCGGGACTCGATAGCTCGCACTGCTTTCAGGGTAGGCACCAGGTCGAATGACTCCTCACCCACTTTTACGGTGACGGTGCCATGTAAGGTCTTGTTCATGGAACGCTTCCTGTGAAGCCGGGGCCGAAGCCCCGGGCATTATGGGGTGACGGGCGCCGGGAGCAGCTCGAGAATGTCAGAGTTGATGGCGATGGTGACGTTACGACGAACCACGTTGTCGGCACTGCCTGGGGCTACGGTGTTGTTCATCACCTTGCCGCGGAAGTAGAACGTCGTCGGTGCGACCACTGGCGAGGCGTCGGGATCGCCGTCGTTCAGGGTGATTTTGATGCTGTAATCGCCTTTGCCACGGTCCTTGTGCGCCACCTTAAGCGCCTTCTGTCCAAGGTCGCCGTTGTCCAGGCCAACAGCCAGAGTTAGGTCGCCAGCATCCGCCGTACCCTTATACTTGCGCACTCGACCATTACGCAGCGAGGTGAAGGTGACGCTGCTGAAGGTATCGCCGAATTCGCCAAGGTCTTCGACCTCGCCAATGTCGACGTAGGTGTCCGCCTTGTACTCGGTTTCTGTATCGGCACCGGTCTTGCCGCCGAGCGCGATACGGCAGCCGGCAGCTGTATTGAGGTTGTCTTCAGACATGGAGATGCCTCCAAAGGCACATTGGATAAAAGCCGCAGCGCGGCCGATGGTGGATTTAGTGAGTGGTGATCACGCGAACCGTGATTGAGCCTTGATAGGTCACGCCGTCGGCATCGCGCTGGGCGTCGGCCTGCTCGACACGAACTGAAACAGCGCGACCGGTCGAAAGCGGTAGCCTGCGTTCGTCCAGGGCATTGATGATCTCGCCATTGATGCGTTTGACCTCGGCCTGACCAATGGCGTCGGACCATACCGAGAGGTAGATCAGACGCTGCTCACGCTTGCGGCCTGCGATCGGACGAATGTTCGCCGAGACTTCGCGATCAATGGAGACATACGGCTTCGGCGTATTCATCGGCGCGCCATCAAAAATGGGACAACTGACTTCAGTCGCGAGCCGCGTAAACAGCGCTTCCTGCAGCGCTACCGATGGATCAGGCATTTCCCACCCCCTGGCTCGCTTTACGAAGCGTACGAGTGACCGCCGCTTCGATCTCTGCCAGGACGAACTCTCGGTTGACCTGCATCGCTGGCCTGAGCCAGGGATGTGCTGGCCGGGCCGGAATGTCCGGATACTTGCCGAAAAAGTTCGCGCCGTCGCTCTTGTTCTTCGTGTCCCGACGCCCCAGCCGATTCTTGCCCTTTAGCTGGGAGCGGTCCCGATTAGTTGTGTGGCTGCCCGATACGGCATCAGCATCGGCCCGATGGTAAACCTTGCCGGAATAGCCTTTTGTCCCGTACTCGATGAAACGCAGGTAGAAGTAGCGCTGGTTATTCAGCTTGCCGCGCAGGCCCACCTCGGCATTCAGGCCGCTGGACGAGACGAACGCGGTCAGCGCTGCAGCCGCTTCGCCCGTATCCTTAGGCACCAGGCTCTTCATCGTTTGCAGGATCCGGTCGGCGGCCTTCTGCATTGCTGGCTTGAGCTCGTTGTCCACGTTTTTGTGGATATTGCGCATCAGGCGCCGAAGCTTGAAATCGCCGGACATCCTGGAGCGGCGAACGGCCATGATTACTCCTTGGTCGATTCGACCTTGACTGGCTTATCGACCTTCTCAGTCACCTCTTCGGCGTAGCCGCGAGCAATCAACCCCTTGCCGACCTCAGCCGAAACCTCGAAGGCTTCACCTTTCTCGCGGTCGCCAACAGCGCCGGAGAGCACACCCAGTGCACGAATTTTCATGTTGTTTTCCTCATGGGTTTGGCACAGACGAGCAAAGCAGCCTCATCATCGTCCCGTAGTTGTCTGTTAATACGGCTTCGACTTTGTAGGTCGCGCCACGCCTAGTTAGCCGCCAGCCGACACAAACGTCTTCACGCGGTCTGGTGAGAATTTCAGCTGTTACAACAGCTTCCAATTGCTCAGCAACTGGCGAGACACGACCACTTGGCAGCCTGATTTCGGCCCACAACTCCGGAGGACTAGCAGCCAGCCACGTCTCATCAGCGCCGCCCGAACTGTTACGCACCTGCTTCGGATAGGTCACCTGGCAACGGTGTCGAAGGGGGCCTGCTCTCATATTCCCCACCCCACACGATGCGGCGTAAGAAGCGCGCGTGAACCCATGGGCATCTCAGTTGCGATGGTGCCGGTTACGACATCCTCACGGTTCGCGTAGAGATGACCAAGGTTCAGCAAGCAGGCCGCTTTAATGGAAGGATTGATTAGCATTGGTGAATCACCCGCCTCTCCTGCCGCGACAGCCTCTGCCATTGACTGCTCATCGACATAGAACCGACGATTCAGGTAATCCATTGCCTGCCCCTCCGCAGCTTCAACCAAAAGCTCCAGATACTCGTCATCATCATCAGGATCGCGAAGGTGATGCCGAGCGATGGTCAAGCTGATAACCGGCATGCCTTACTCCTTCAGCGGCTCGAGGGCTGCCAGCTTCCGCTGCACCAGCTCTTCGGCATGCCGGCGCGGCACTGAATAAGCAGGACCGCCGCGGCGACGCAGCTCGCCCTCGTCCATGTAGGATCGCATCGGGTAAATTTGAACAACTACAGGGTTGGGATTGACCACAAGATCCTCTCCGCCCACAAGTTGATCGGAGCCTTTGCCGCCATCAGTTGCCACCAATCCGACCTGGCCGGCACCTTCGCTGTCGTCGGCGCCAATAACTGGGGCATTGGTGTCGGCAGCCTGGTTGGTCGCAGCCGCATCCGTTTCGAAGCTCGAGCTTGCCTGGCCTACTGGGAGGCCCTGTCCGGTGCTATCCGCCAGGCCTGGATCAGTTGCCGGGGGTCCGTCCCCGCCAGAATTCGGCAAAGCCGCAGGGTCAGGCGAAGGAGACAGGCTGCCACCCTCGGGCTGAACAGTAGTGGGCTCAGTAGGCGATACATGATCTTTCACCTTTGCTGTGGATACTGGTGTTTCCTGTTTACGTGCCATGGAAGTACTCCAGTCGGGCGTCATTCCTGACGCCCTTTGCCAAAGAGATTAAGGAGTGATCAGCGGACCAGTGACGAACGCCTCATCGCGATAGATGGCAAAGGCCAGACGCTCTTCAGCGCGGATCGTTGCCATGTTGTTTTCGAAGTCCTTGTCGTTCTCGGTCGAGATCAGCACTTCGATCTCCATGCGATCGAAGATCTGAGCGCCGAGTTTGAAGGCGCCGACCAGGAAGTCGTTCTGTGTCATGGCCTGGGTAGAAACCACTGGGCGATTCCAAAGTTTCGCGTTGGTGCCGTCCTGAGGCTGGCCGATGATGTAACGGCCCTCCCCGTCCTTGGTCAGCTCGATGGCCGCCCAGTCGATCGGGTTGAGCACGATGCCGTCGGATGGGAACTCGGCCAGTTCGGCCTGCAGCAACGCGAGACGGAGCCGGTCAATGCGCTGCTCGCCGACAACGGCAACACCGGCCGGTGCCGCGTATAGCTGAGCCACGGTCATGAGGCCCTGCAGGTTTGCACCAGTGCCGCTGCCGTAAAGCAACTGCGCTTCTTCCGCCATGGTCAGACCGTAACGCGCGCGACCGTCGATGTAGCTCTGCAACGCCTTCGCGTCATCGAGCATCTGGCGGCTTGCTTTGAAGAGGTGGGCGATGGTGCGGACGTTGGCCGTTGCCAGAGCGAAAGTGAGATCGGAGTACGGCTTGGCGGTGTTTTCCGCGACGGGACGCGCACTGTTGGTGAAACCGGTCTCGCGGATATACTCGATCGAGTTCGATTCGGTGGAACCCGGCGCGACCAGGTCGCGGATGGTCAGCCGGCGTTGCGGCGGAGCAATGATCCCCGGCAAGCGCTGAGTCTGCACCAGGTCACCGCCAGTAGCGGTGGTGATGGCAGCCCGCGGTACTGAGACGCGACGCGAGCCACGGAAGGATGAGTTCATTTCTTGCATTTCTTCGCTCTCGATCACGAGAGCACCAACCGATTTCTGCGGCTCCTCCTGGTGACTACGATCCCGGTTTGCATTGACGAGCTTCTGCTCCGCCTCGCCCAGGCGTGCGCTGATTTCGCCCTGCTTGGTCAGCAGTTCATCCACCTTGGCGCGGGTTTCGGTGTTCATCTCACCCGAGGCCTTGATCTGTTTTTCGACCGCCTCGGCCTGGCTTTTAATTTGGTCACCAATACCCTTGAGGCTGGCGTTGAGTTCCTTGACTTGGGATTCAAAGTCCATGGTCAGTTTCCTTTCAAAGAATTGAGGAGGTTGGTTGCCGCGCTCAGAGAGGCGGAGAGGTCTGGCGCGACAGCGCTGGGCTTGTCGGTCGGGGCAGCGATATGCGTACCCCCGCCGGTAGCGCGAGGCATGCCGGACTTAAAACTGGCGAACAGTTCACGGCGCTCGGAGCGAGGCATGCCAGCCTTCGCCAGGGCTACATCCATGGCCTTGAGCGCATTGTTCTGGGCGGCTTCTTCAGTTTCCCGCTCGGTGATCTCAGTGGACGACAACAGTCCGGTAGCCAGGCCAAGCTCCACGGCACGCTTGCCGCGGATGTAAGTTTCGTCGTCCATCAGTTCGGCCATATCCTCCGCTGGCTGCCCGCCTGTCTCGGCATAGAGATCGGCCATCGCGGCATCGAACTCCTCCATGTCGTCGGCGATGCTTCGAAGGTAGTTGCGATTACCGGCGAGCCAGGTCCAGCAGTTGTGGATCATCAGGAAGGCGCTGCTGGCTACCTCTCGCTTAGTGCCCGCGAGGAAGACAATCGAAGCAGCGCTGGCCGCCATGCCGAGCACCTTAGTGGTGACTTCGTGACTGTGCTCCTGGAGGCGGTTGTAGATGGCGATGCCTTCGAACATGTCGCCGCCCGGCGAGTTGATATAGACGGTGACGTCACGCTCGCCGATGGCTCGCAGTGCTGCATCGATTCGCTTCAGCGTTACGCCCTCGCCATACCAGTCCTCACCGATGACGCCGTATACGGTGATGGTGTCCGAGGTGTTCTCGACGGCCGCCTGGATCGCGGGATTCCATTTATCGAGCGCGCGTGGGCTCATCTCGCTGCGTAGGCCGCGAGATTGGATTTTGTGTTTCATGGATTACTCCCGAGAGTTGCTTTCTGACTCTTTGAGCCAGTTCATCAGGGCTGCACGTGCCGCCTGCCCATCACTTTGATTTCCAAGCTGGTCGAGCGGCACCAGGTTCGATTGCACAGTCAGGATGTCTCCGCCTGGCTTGCTGGGCATGTTGTCCTTGCGACGCCCTTCATTGCGCGTGATGAAGCCGTTCTGAGCCATGGTGCTGAGGTATGCAGCACGACCTGTGCTGTCTGCTCGCAGGAATGCCTCCAGAGAGAACTCGGCGTAGAAATTGATTCGATCCACGGCAGTCATACAGCGCTTGTTCACACACTGCTCAATCGGGGCCGTGTAGGACATGATGCAATAGGTCAGGAAGGCAATCTGCTGCTGCTCCAGGCCAGTACCCCAGTTGCTGCCCTTGTCGGTCTTCATCACCATCCAAGGCGGCACGCCGAACCAGCGGCAGATCTCCTCAATGCTGTGTCCTCTCGACTCCAGCAACTGGGCGTCGGCTGGATTGATACCGATCATTTCCGGCTTCACGCCGGCCTCAAGCACTGGGCTGCGACCGGCGTTGAGCGCGCCGGAGATCGTCTTCACGTAATCACGAAACTCGACGCGCTGCGCTGGATTTAGGGTCTTGTCCACCGAGAACGCGACGGTGGGCATCATCCCGTTTTTAAACGTGTTGTTCGCGGCATCGTCAGCCGACATGGCCGAGCCAAACACGTCCGCGCCGTAACGGATCGCTGACAGACCTACCCTGCCATCCAGGGTGAATGCCGGAATGTGCAACATATTCTCGCGCAGGATCTCTCGACGAGCCCCCTTTCGCGGCTTGAAGAAGTACCTGAGTCGGCCATCGTCATCGAGTTCCAGCTCGATTCGCGAGGGCATCAGAAAGTCCAGGGCAATCACCCGCCCCGCGGCACGGTGTATCTCGCAGTAAGCATTGCCCCAAAGTAGCATCGAGGCGACGACAGCTTGCCAGAAGTGGAAGGCTGCCATGTCCTCGTTGGGGCTTGTATGCACCACGTCGTATAGCGCGAAGTCCCTTGCACTTTCGCGGCTGCCATCTGGCATACGCCGGTAGATGCTCAACGGCAAACCAGCAACCGATGTCGAGATGATCCGAACACACGCCCAAACTGTGGAGAGTCGCATGGCGTTGTCGACGCTGACCGACTTCCCACTGCTGGACTGAGCCCCGAGGAAGTTGCTCCAGAATCCGCCATCCGATAATCGAATGGATTTCCCGAGCCATCCATTCAGGTTGGCCGAAGGCTTGGCCGCTGCAGCGCCCAACGCCTGAGATAACGATTTAATCACTGCTCAATCCTCGGCGAATAAAGGCTGCGATGCAGAACAAACTCAGCGCCCCCGCCAACAAGGCCCAGCCAGTGCCGGCTAGCATCCAGACGCCAGCACAAGCCATACAGAAGGCCGCGAGCGAAACGAGGATGAAGTAATGGAATGCGTTCATGCGATCAATGGGTCTCGGATGCCAGCCATGAAGTTGTCCATTCCGCCTCGCCCTTCCGGGTTCAGACTGAGCAGCGAAACGGCGTTGAATGTGGCCATGAGCGGGTCAATCTTTGCTGTCCCTGATGCCTGCTTCGTAATCAAAAAAGCGTTGGCAGACGGGACACCTTTCGCGTTACCGCAGGCCCAAGCCATGAGCGGCTGGCCGCAGTGCAGCAATGCGCCTTCGGCGAGCTTACGTTCGGTCGTCTTGATTGCGCCGGTCAGCTTCCAGCCTTGGGAAATACCTACGATCTTGTCTTCCTCTACACCTGCATCTGCCAGGGCGTCGAGAACAGCGCCAATACCAGCTGGATCGAGGCCGACCTTATCCAACAAACCAGTTGCATTGACGCGAGCAACAATGGCCGCAAGTTGTTCGACGTCTTCACCGATGCGTTTGACGATCGTCAGATCTCCCGTCGCCTCAAGATCTCGCAAGCGAGGAGCTTCGGACTTGCGCCGCTCAAGGACCGATGGGTGCGCCCAAGCGTGAGCCCAGTGCAACCACCTACGAGTTCCAATCTCACGACCGAGAACAGCCAACCCGAGCAAGTCATCGAGGCCACCGCCGTCCCCGCCGATATCGACCACTTCGCACCGAGAGAGCAGTGCATCGAGCGTCAGACCAGCAAGCGACTGGGGTTCCCAGAATTCAGCGCCGACCCAGTTGTCGGACATCAGGGCCAGGCCGATTTCAATGTTGAGATGCTTGGCCAGGAAGCCACGTAGATCTGCTTCACCGTCGAGCTCCGCCTGCATGAAAAGGCGTTCTAGCGTCGGTCGGTCAACCGAATAACCCATGTTCGGGTTAACCAGGTGGAAATTCTCGGGTTTCCGTGCCTCACCGCTCTTGATCATCTCTTGCGAGAATTCATAGATGATCGGTAAGAACCGGTTGTCCTCGATACGGCCATCCCGCACGCCACGGGCATAGGAAAGCTTCGACCTGAACACGCCGGCCGGCGGTTCGTTTGACTGAGTTGTCAGCCAGATGATGAAGCCTTCCGGCCTGGACAGCAGACCACCAGTAGCTTCCCGGATCATGTCTGCCGCTTTCGGGTTCTTACCAAAGAGCCAGGCTTCGTCGATCAACACACCGACCGCTTTCTTGCCGCCTACCACGTCGCTGTCAGCAGCCACTACTTTTAGCGTGGCTCCCGTCTCACGATGGGTGATCAGCCGTAGGTGCGGCTGAACATGTAGAAGTGCTTTCAGCTCTTCATCGTTGTTGACCATGTCTTTGGCCGGTACGAATGAGTTGTCCGCAATCTCCTTGGTCGGCGCCAAGATGATGAATTCAGCTGACAGGCGCCAGTTGCGGATCAGCGCCGTTAGCATGATCCCCGCAGCGATGGTGGATTTACTGTTTTTTTTCGGGATACAGAGCATCACCTCCCGAATCAACCGCTCGCCGGTCTCGCTGTTGTAGCTGCCGAACACAGCTCCGGCGAAGGCCAACACCCAGGGGGCGCAGGAGGCTTCGATTGTCGGGCTGCCAGGGGCATCGACAATCTTCAGGCCCTTGAAAACCTCAAGGCTAGCTTCTGCCTCATCAGGAAATAGCGGCTCTGGAATGATCGACTCGCCCGCAGCCAGCCGCCGCCACCAGTCTGGGCAGGCGGTAGTCCATTGCATGAGTTACCCCTTGACGACAGAGAGTGGCGGCTTGCCTTGCGCGTATCGCCCCTTGCCCACCTCCTTGGCAGCATCCTGGCGGGCTTCCTTCTTACCCTGATCTGCCATCTTGCCGTGCACGTAGGGCATGAGCGCCTTGGCGGCATCCACTCGTAGCTTCGGTTCGGCAGACTGCTCGTTCATCACTGCAACCAGGAAGTCGCGAGGATCGTCGAACTCGGCGAAAACCAACGCATCGTCAGGCGTCTCCGCTGGAGCCGGCGAGTTAACTTTCCCTGCAGCTTTAACCTCGGTCGAGGAAGCGGTCTTTACCCTGGACTTGCGAGCGAGGTAGGCAGTGACGTCGGGGTCCTTCGCAAGCTTCGAGCCCGCCTGCGACGCGGTTTTCTCGGAATAGCCAGCTGAAATAGCTGCGTCTCTTTTCGAGGCGCCCGACTGCAAAGCGTCAGCAAACCGGCGCTTTTTGTCGGTTAAAGCCATGGTTAACTTTTCCGTAAATTGGGAAAAAATGTGTGCGTGAGGTCGAGGGCGGTCTAGCTAGGCAGGAACTCTAAGCTTTAACACCCCCTACCCTGTGTGGCACGTCACTGCCGCCAACGACTCATTCTCAGCGCCTCAGCCGACCTTCAGCCTGCCAGGCCTGCAGCTTCCTCGGCCTGCTTCACCGAGTCGTGGCAGGACCTGCAGAGTGGCTGCCAATTGGTCTGATTCCAGAACAGATCCTGATCACCACGGTGCGGGATGATGTGGTCAACCACGCTGGCCGCGGCAGTCAGCCCGCCCCGCGCGCAGTACACGCACAACGGGTTGTCGAGCAGGTAGCGCTCACGCGCCTTCTGCCACTTGTAGCCGTAGCCCCGCTGAGTGCTAGTTTTGTCGCTTCGCCAGCTTCCTGGGGTGATGGTCTTAAGGCGGGAGCCCGAGCCTTCCTTCACCCGAGAGCCAAGCGTCTTGAGCCTGGCCATCAACCTTCAACCTTGCGACTAGCCCACTTCTGCGCCAAAGCCCGGATCTGGTCCACTCCCAACAGCCCGATGAAAGCTGCAGAGAACAACGTCCAGGCAACGTTGAGCCCCATTGCGTTGATGCCCAAGCCAATCAGCATGATCAGCAAAGCACCGAACGCCGCCTCCAGAATCGTGGCGATCATGCTCTTGCGCTCGCTGTACAGACGAATGCGGATGTATGACAGAACAAAGGTCAGCCCCATAACAAGGCCGTACTCACGCAAAGCTGTCATGAAGGTAATCCACAGGTCAGGGTTCTTATCTGGCATTTTGGGCATCTCAGTGCCCTCTCGGGGCTGGTGATAGGTCCGGCTCACACAGCACTCCCAGCTAGGCGCGATGGGAATGGTGGAGCCGAAAACGAAAAAGCCCGCACTGGGCGGGCATTCAGAATATGTGAAAGGATCAGGCGCCCGATTCAGGGTCGCTTGCAGGCCCGCGGCGGGGTTCGTTGGCGTTATCCCCCTGATTACCCGCGGGCGAATCGGCCTCAGGACCATTGGCTCGACGACTAGTGCCTGATTCCGGATGCTCGCTTGACACTGAATTATTGGCCTCCACGTCAGAAAGCTCTTCTTCGACAGGTGTCGCATCATCCGGCGGCAGAGGAATCTCAGACTCTCTACGCCGAGGATCTTGACCGGCTTCATTGTCCGTCGTGCGGGTTACACCCTGCTGTGACCTGTTGCCAGGTGCATTCTCGTCAATTTCCATGCTGGCTCTCCGCTCTAGTGCGCGGGATATCCACGCTTAAAATTGAGAGGTACCAAGGAAGCGGTGAGTGCCTGGCATTGGACGAACGGTCGTCAACAAAAACCCGGCGCGGTGGCCGGGTTCTTCTCATCAACGCCTGTCGTCAGAGAGCGGTGTTTGCTCATCTGCCTCAGGCGTGACCCGCTTAGATGGATCATCCCAGTCTACTGGGCGCTCCTTATCGGGACTTTTCAACGGATCGTACTTTTTAGGATCATCTGGATCCAGCGTAGGCTCATCCGTTCCTGGCTCGGGCCTGGAAGGAACAGAGCCTTGCGCTTGGTCTTCAAAACTCGAATCGGTAGACATACGCACCTCACCAATCGAGGTCCAGCTTATCTGGGCCGTATTGGTTTGAAGCTAAAGGGGTCGCTGCGTGCATTCGAGTGGATGAACGGACACCAAAAAACCCGACACTTGGGCGCGCCCCCCAGAAACTCATCGCGTACCCGATCAGGGAGTGCACGGCATTGATCAACGCCACGACCGACTAAGCCGGGCTGCACGGGCGCGTCATCCGAAGAAGCAAAAAAGCCCCAGAACGGGCTGGGGCTATCTATTTGCTGAAAGTCCTACCGGCCAAGCGTCTCAGCGTAACGATCAAGTCTGTCCACGAAACTGAGCAACTCGTCATCCGCAACTATGTACATGAACACAGAATCGCCGCTCTTGGAGGGCCCCACACGATAACGAAGGTTGTAGTCAAACGGCCCCGCTTCCGTTGGGATGACTAGACGTGCAGAACAATCAGAGACCTTGGTAGCTTCATCCACCTGAACTTGCGCTGGTTTCACCAGTTTCATGTCGGTGTAGAGATCGCGGGCTGCACTGCCCTCTCCCAGCGAATGAATGATGCCTGGCCGAACACTTGGCGCATCACAAGGTGTCGCCGCTGTCTCGCAGCCAACTAACACCATAGATAGAACGGTAGCGAGTAACAGGTGCAATCTCATTATGAAGCTTCCTTGCCTATGGGTTGCGCCGGGGCTTTCAGATACCACGTGACGTTGCAAGCTGGACACGCTGCTATGAAAGCAGGTGTTTATCCGCGCGGAAAGCTTTTTATGCAGCTTCGCGCAATTGCTCAAGAGCGCAATCGATCCAAGCCACGCCAGTGTTGATCAGCTCGCGGGCTTTGGCTTCACCCATATTGTGCTCGCGGGCGATCCGCAGCGCCGGCCACTTGGCACCGAAGTACAGCCAGACGAAACCTCCCATCTGCTGGTTGCGTTTGTTCAGCCTTGCTACGGCGCCGTCCACCGCCAGAGCGAGGTCGTCCGTGATCACGTACTGCTTGAGCCCTCCTTCCGCAGGGGCATGCTCCCTCATGAGCGCATAGAGCGGGCAGACGTACCGAGGCACGCCCATGCCATCCATGCGCCACCACCCCCACTGTTCCAGCATGTATGCAGTGTCACCCAAGGCCTTATCGACATAGGTTCGTTTTTTCATGTGTGCCTCAATCCCCGGTGTAATTAATGCCGCCGGCGCCCAGCCGGTTGCCTTCCTGATACAGCGCCTCCGGCCCAGTGGCCCGAGGGTGCTTCAATTCGTTGATGTGTCGCTGCGCAGCCTGCAAGCGAAGACCCAGTTGCGTGACCAGCTCTTCCAATGGCAGAGCCTCACCGGTCACTGCTGCTACCCAGCCAGAGGCATTGCAGGCGACACAGGCCAGCTCATAAAACATGCTCTTGGTGACCGCTTTCCCCCTGCAGGTCGGGCACTGAGCCAGCTCGATCAATTCCTTCTTGAAGGCCGGGCCGTGCCTCTTCATCAATCGACCACCTTCAGCCCCTGGGCCCGCAGCGACTTTTCGGCCACCTCTCGCGCCCAATCCCCATCCGGGTCGCCCATCTGGACAGAAAACGGATTAGTGATGCGCAGAGTTTCGCGAGAGACCCGCCAAGCTTCCCAGCGAACAACGTATTGGGCAGCCCGATCACCGGAGCAACAGCCGGAACAGTCCAGAATGTAATCGCCCGCCGGGCCAACCTCTGGCTCCCAGCGCATACCGCTCGGGACTGGATAGCGCTCCTCGAACTGGGCGCGGATTTGGTCGCTGTTCTTCAGTTCGAATCCTCGCTAATTACAAATGCGCTAAGGTCGCTCAACGCCTTGCCAGCTACGCGCTGTGGCGAATTCTGCGGAATTTCAAATAAGGCCTCTGTAAGGCGGTGAATGGCCTTGAAACCGATCTGATCCAGCCAGCCATGCCACTTCTCCAGGGCCAACTTGCGCTGCTGCATGGCCTGGGTGTGGATGTAGGTGCTGGCAATCTTGCCGAGCGTGTGGTTCAGCAGCATCTCGCCGATGTGACCGTCGATGCCGAGATCAGTCCATGTGCTGCGGGACACCTTGCGCAGGTCGTGACTGGTCCACTCGCCCTGCCCCAGCCGGGTGAACACGGCACTGGCCTGGCTCTCACTCAACGAGAAGCCGCGACGGTTCGGGAACAGGTAGGCGCCCGCGTACCCTTGGGCGTGTTGGATTGCCCGATACCGGACCAGCAGCGCCTTGAGCTGGTCGGTCAGTGGCAGGCGGTGCTCGGTACGGGTCTTGGTGTTGGCCGCGGGGATGAACCACTCGGCAGCGGACAGCGAGATCTCGCTCCAGCGTGCCATGCGGGTCTCACCGATCCGGGTGCCGTGGGCCAGCATCATCAGGGCCAGCATGGCGTCACCTGGGTTCGTCTTGAAAGCCTCGGCCAACTGCTGCATCAGCTCGGGCAATTGCACGTCACGCAAACGCGCCGCCTTCGGCAGAATCTTGGCCTTGGTGAAGTCGCTGAAGCGCATCCCGGCCATTGGGTTGCTGTCAATCAGGCCCAACTGCAGCGCCTGGCGGAAGCCGGTCAGCAGCAGCGCAAACATCTGCCGCAGGTAGGACAGCGACACCTCGGCCTGGCATGGCCACATCAGGCGCTTGTCCAGCGAGTCGGCATTCACCTTGGCCAAGGCCAGGTCATCCAAGCGTGGCTTCAGGTGCTGGGTGACAGCGGAGCGAGCACCGGCCTTGCGCTTGGCGGACAGCGAGCGATCGCGGGTCATTCGGTCGATGTACCAATCGAGCAACTGACCCACTGTGACCATGCCCGAGGCCACCGGTGCGGTTGCTGGGCTACGCATCAGGCGCTGACGCAGCGCAGGCAGTTCAGCCAACACCGCTGCCACGCTCAGCTCCGGCCAGCGAGCAATCGGTACCCAGTGCTTGCCGCGCACCAGATGCCAGGTTCCGCGATCGCGGGTGCTCCAGAAGCGCAGGTACAGCCCGGGATGGCGCGGGTCGCGCAGGTCGCGCACCGATACGTCGGCAGCCTGCCGGCGCACTTCGACCTCGCTCAATTTCACTTCCCGAGTCGCACTCATGCGGCCACCTTGGTCTGTGGCAGCATCAGGTAGGCGCGGATGGCCTCAACTGCGTCGATGGAGCCGCGGCACACGATGGCCAGGTAGCCCTGCCCCAGCAGCGCCTGAAGGCAAGCGTCTTGGCTGGGCGACACCGGTGCGTCGAACGGCGGCTTGGCCTTGAATTCGATGTACAGACCAAAGTACCCGCCGCGCGCCATCGGCAGCACCAGGTCAGGGATGCCCGCCTTCACGCCCTGAGCCTTGAGCTTGGCGGCCACCGCCTTCACTCGGTGCCCGCCATTCGGGACGTGGTAGATCAACTTGGCAGCTACGGGAAAGCGCAGCGCCAACTCACGCATCAGCGATGCCTGCTCCTGCCCTTCGCGGTCGATAGGTTTGGCCCGGGGCTTCTTTGCCCCGAACAGGGCTGGCTTCGCAGTCTTCATGCGGCGATCACCCCCTCACTGATCAGCTTGGCCTGGGTACGCATCACACCCTCGGCGTGGTGCTGGCGGGCCTCGGCGCGATTGATCAACTGGCTGCGGCCATCACAGGCGTCATGGCAGGCACTGCACGCCCAAGCGCCCTGCAGATCATTCGGCTTCATACCGACGCCGCAGGTGCCGGACATCCGGTAGTGGGCCAGAACGGTGGTTTCAGGGTTGCCATTGCACGCGCCCGGGATGCGCACCTGGCATTCCCGGCCGCGCGCGGCTTTGGTCAACTTGGATTGCTTCATGGGCGGTCTTCTCCGGCCAGGTCTACAACGGTGAAGGTGGTTGGCCACATGCGCAGGCCATGCAGGTTCGCCGACTGTTCGTCGCGATACAGGCCAACCGGTGGATGGGGCTGACTGGTGAGATCCAGCAGGTGCCCGCAGGCATACAGGGCCCAGCGGTATTCGGTGAGGTCGGGAGGCAGCAGCTTGGGATCAGCCATCAGAAGCGATCCTTGCCGGCGTAGCGGCTGGCCAGGCTGGTGACCTTCTCAGGCTGCGCCTTTGGTGCCGGGGCCCACCCTGCGGCCAGGTTCTCGAACCGGTTGTACTGCCCCAGAAATGCAGTGCGCACGGTGCCGGTTTCCACGTCACGACCCTTGCCGATGATGATCTCGGCAATACCCTTAGCTTCGGTGTTTTCGTGATAGACCTCATCGCGGTACACGAACAGGATCACATCGGCGTCTTGCTCGATGGCGCCGGATTCGCGCAAATCGGACGGTACTGGGCGCTTGTTTGGGCGCTCTTCGCACTTCCGAGAGAGCTGGCTCAGCAGCACAACAGGAATGCCCAGCTCACCAGCCAGCAACTTGCAACCGCGACTGATGCTGCTCACCTCCTCAGTTCGGTTACCGCCATCCCCCTCGACCAGTTGCAAGTAGTCGATCATCAGCAGGTCCAGGCCGTAACGCATCTTGTGACGCCGCGCTAGGGACCGGATGCGACCAATCGAAGACCCAGCCTTGTCGGCAATGAATAGCGGCGCGTGTCGGATGACGCCAGCGGCGGCTGCAAGCTCGGCGCCGTGATCTTGGCAGGCGGTGCCATTCTTGATCAGCGTCAGAGGGATTCGCCCTTCGGATGCCACCAGACGATCAATGAGTTGCCCCTTGTTCATCTCCAGGCTGACAACCAGAGACGACTTGTTCTGGCGGATCGAGGCTTCGCCGACAAACCCCATTGCCAGAGTTGTCTTGCCCATGGCCGGCCTTCCCGCCACCACGTACAGGTGATCAGGCTGCAGGCCGCCCAGCTTTTCGTCGAGGTCTTTCAAGCCAGTGGAGATGCCGATCAGAGTTTCGCCTCGAGCTTGCCGGTCGTGGCGCTCCTGCCAGACGTCGACCTGGTCAGCCATAACGTCGCCCGCCTTGACGATGTCGTCATCACCGGCGCCGCAGTCAATCGACATGGCAGCAGCCTGGACAGCTGCGATCTTGGCCTGGACATCCTCCGTGCCCTGGGCAATTTCCATGGCCTGCTCACCGAGGCTGTAAAGCGCCCGCTCGATCGCCCTTTCCCGGACGATGCTGGCATAGGTCTTGGCGCTGGCCACGCTCGGCGTGTTGTCTACGATCTCGGCGCAGTACGCCAAGGCCCGGTCACCATTCGGCAAGTTGCCGATCTGCTCGCCAACTGTCAGGAAGTCCACCGCCTTGCCGGTGGCTCGGACGGCCATGATCCCGCGGAACACTTCGGCGTTCTCGACGAAGTAGAACGACTCAGGCGAGAGGTCGTCGCTCAGGGTGTCGATCAGCTCAGGGCGAATCATCATCGCACCCAGAAGGCCGTGCTCGGCCTCGATGCTGTACGGATCACGCATGGTAATTTCCCTCTACCACTTTGACGAAGTTGGTCGGTGCGACGAGCCAGTCGAAGTTGCACCGGAAAGGCTTGTTATCGCGTCCCCCTACCCGACCCATCAGCCAGTCGCTGGCCTGAACCATGGAGAAGAAATCCCGCCAGAAGTCGAGATCCTGGTGAACAGGGCTCTCTGCCCATCGAGCCTGAACTTTCAACTTGCGATCCTTGTTGATCAGGACAACGCGAGGCAGCTCCGGCAATAGCTCGTTGAACAGATCCACGATCTTGTCGATTGGTGCCGTTTTCGAATCGTCGGGGGTGCTCGCGGATGATCCTGACGGTTCCTTGATGGTTCCCTTACGGTTCTGGGGGCAGGAGGTGCCGGGGTGTCCGGCATCTGGTGCCGGGGTGGGCGGCATTTCCTGCCGGGGTGGGTCGGCATCTGGTGCCGGGGGGCATTTGCTGCCGGGGTCGTAGCTGTAAGGGCTTACGGTGTACCAAGTTGAGCGGCCTGCACGCATGTGCGCAGTAAGGATTTTCACCTCCTCCAGCCAACGCAATGCATTGCGGACAGCTCGTTCAGAAAGACAGGTGCGCTCAGCGATGCGCGCTACCGACGGCCAGCAAACTCCGTCGTCGTTGGCATTGTCCGATAGTGAAATCAGCACGGACTTTTGCGCAGGGCTCATGCCCTGGAGCGGCCAGCAGGCAGTCATGACGATAGTGCTCACACAGCACCTCTCAACGACATGACCTGACGCGTCAGGTATGCAGCTTCGGCAAAAACTGACGCGGGAGGATGGGTGTTGTCTGTATCGAGTGCGGGATGCATAATCCACCTCGTTGAGTGTTTTGAAGAAGCCGGTCTAGCCACCGGCTTTTTTGTGCCTGCGATTCAGGCGTGCAGGTAATTGATGCCAGGTGCATCCGTGATACCGTTTTGATTCCACTCGAAACGTTGGTCACGGAGACCCGACATATGAAAATCGACAGAGCTCTTCAGAAAAAAATTCTTGAGCACCTGCGGGAGGTGTACCCGCGGGAGTCGAGCTCGGTTACAAAGATCGATGACCCAAGCCAAACCCTCGGAAATCTTTATTACCTTCGCGAGCTGGGTCTGATAGACATAGCGGCCAGCGACTACGTGAATGGAACAAAGAAGATTCACCATGCGACCATCACGGCCAAAGGCATCGACTTCCTTGAGGATGATGGCGGTGTGGGCGCAATCCTCGGCACGTTGACGGTCAAGCTTCATGAGGACACCCTCCGTCAGCTAATAGAGGCCAAGGTCCAGTCCGCGAGCCTTCCTGAGGAGCAAAAGAGCAGTCTCCTGAAAGCTCTCCGAGAAGCTCCTGGCGACGCCATAAAACAGCTGACAACGAAACTAGTGGAGGCAGGTCTGGACCATGGCTCGAAAGCAGGTCCACTGCTGCAAACGTGGATACAGAACGCCCTAGCCTGACTTCGTCCGCTTGCTCTTGACGCTCCAAGAGCAGCACCCCTATCACCCCTGCCGGCCCCCAAAATTCCACGCAAAAAGCTGGCAGGGTGCTTTCGGCTTGAATGAAGATTTCAGTTGAACATGCCGACTTCCGGCCTTGTATGAGCAACGCAGTGTTGGGTTTCAAGAGGTCCATTTGCTCATTCCTACTGGTTAAATTCACAGCTACTTCGGCTCACTACTGGCGGCTTGCCAGTGGGTGGATAATTTGATTCGGGGCCGGGCGATGCTGTGACGGGAACGGCCGAATTTCTTCGGCGGTATAGGTCCCGTCGGCATGCTCTGTGACGTACACGTCGCGACCCAGTCGAAGCGCCTTGTTTAGCGAGCCCTGCGCCATTCCCAGCAAGGTGGCCGCCTTGGTTTGCCCGTGCTCGGCGGCAAAATCTTTAAGGTGTTTGCGACCCATATCACAGGTCTCCTCCGTTGGTATTAAACAAGTATCGCCTCCGGCGATTTGTTTATCAACACCGGAGGCGATTGATAAAATATTGCCGTGAGGAATAATCGGAGGCATGAATAAACGCAAACGCGAACTCGAAGACTGGGAAATGGCCGAGTGCCTCACCCTGAAAGCGGCTGTGGACTCCTTCAATGAAGGGAAGTCCCGCCGAGATAGCCTTACGCAAGGAAAAATCGCCGAGGCGCTTGGGATCAACCAAGGCTCTGTGAGCGCTTACCTCAACGGTTACAACGCCCTGAACGTTAAGGTCGCAAGCGTTATTGCCGGACTGATATCTCAGCCAGTGGAGACTTTTAGTCCTCGACTGGCCGAAGAAATTGCGCAGTTAGCGCGCTCCAGCTTGGATACAAACGTCGAGCAAGGCCCGCCAATCATCTCCCCCACTCGAAGGATCGAAATTGTGGGCACAGCCCAGCTTGGAAACGATGGCTACTGGGTTGGCCTTGATATCGCCGAGGGATGGGTTGAGACCTGGTCACGAGATGAAGATGCATATGCCCTTCGCCTAAAGGGTGACTCAATGGCTCCTGCGATTCGCAGCGGTTGGATCGCTGTTTGCGAGCCGAACCACCGATTGGTGCCGGGCGAGTACGTCATGGTCACCACAACCGACGGCCAGAGTATGGTCAAAGAGCTGCTTTTCGAGAACGAAGAAGGCGTGAACCTTGCTTCAGTTAACTCGGCCTACGGCGAGCGCCGAGTGATTGCTTGGGCGGACATCGACAAAATCCATTACGTAGGCAACATTCTGGCTCCAAGCAAGGTGCTTGGCCGCTTTTAGGCGGTGGGGAATCGGCCGCTGGATCATAGGGAGGGGTGAGAATGGCAGTCGTTAAATTCAGCTATCGAGATGCGAAAGGCGACGTCACGGAGCGAGAGCTGATCCAGTGGTCCGAGAACTCCAGCTACATTCAAGGCAGATCTCAAGGGGACACGTTTCCCAAAACCTTCCGTAAGGATCGGATAATCGAATTTATGCAGGGTGAAGAACTGCTGCTGAATGGCGCGGCCCCTCCAGCCCCGAAGCTCAAACCTTCAGAGCTAGCTGCAACTGCTGCTTTGTCCAATCCCAACAAAGCAGCGAACGATCTCAATAAAATCCTGTTCACGGGCTTTCCTTCTACTTACAGGTCGGAGCTGGAGCAGCTTGCCGAAGGGCGAGGAATGAATGTCGTCAAGACGCCAAGCAAATCATTAACATTCCTCTGCTACGGGGATAATGCCGGTCCATCCAAGGTTGCAAAGGCTCAAGAAGCTGGCGCGTTCATCATTGACTCTGACCAGTTTCTACATTTGGTTCAAACAGGCGAATTACCTTAGTCATGCCCCTAACCAAGCCCAACCGGACTCCGGCAGCATGCGCACTACTTCTCGCCGCCCTCCTCGCTGGCTGCACAACGCAACTGACAAGCGAAGGCGCGAAGGTTGGGCTTGTCACTGCCCCTCAAGCATCCGGCTGCACCATAATTCATGAGTTTGCTGTTCAAGGTTCATCTGCTGACGATGCCTTGAATATCGCTTTGAATGAAACGGCGAAGCTAGGTGGAGATAGCCTGGGTGTCGAATCAGTAAATGATATCGACGGCGACTCCGAGATCAACGGGGTTGCACTAAAGTGCCGGCAGGGAAAATAGCGTAACGAGAATTACCAAGCCCAACCAAGAGCTACACCGTGACCTCCAGGGCTTAAGAACAGACTATTAGTGACCGAGCTTGGAGGGCTTGGCATATATCAAATAAGAAGGGCAAGTTAATCGATGAAAAGGACAAGCTTCGAACAACGGCTAAGGCTCGGGCGAACCCGGAGACATAGAGAGCTTCATCGCTTAAGAGGCAGAGCCCCCAAGCGCCTCAAGAGGGGGCCTTTATCGTCGTCTAGCAAGCCGGTATCTCTGGTCGCTCCAAAGCACATCCAGTTGCTCGATTCTGAGTCGCATCATGAGCTTGTCGGGCTCATACGGAACCTGAGGAAAATCGCTAGCCAAGGCGGGCGAGTACAGCTCGACTTCAAGAATACTGAAAGGGTTCATAGCTGCGGTACGCTTCTCCTAGTTGCGGAGATAGACAGACTCGTACGCTCCCTAGGAACATCTACCATCTCATGCACATACCCGAAGGATGAGAAAGTAGAAAAAGTCTTCCAGCAAGTCGGTCTGCTGAAGCTGCTCGGCAAGGATCATCGCCTTGAAATCACAGAGGAGGACAGAGACGTCTTTCACTGGAAGTACGCAAGCGGAATCGACGTTTCTCCGATTCAAGCAGACCCTATTCTGAAAGGGATCAAAGCTCAAATTCCAAAAAACTATAGAAAAGTCGTTGTGGGCGTGGAAGAGGCAATGGACAACTCAGTCCACCATGCTTATATAGAGTCGCGTGGAGACCGCATGAGCGGGCGGAATGATGAGGCAGATGCTAGAAGATGGTGGCTATTCGCCGAGGTTCTGGATGACTGGCTTCATGTCAATTTCTGTGACCTTGGCATAGGAATTCCTAGAAGCCTGCCGAAAAGCTGGGCAGAGGAGGCAGGTGACATCGTTACATTAGCCTTATCCAAAGCCAAAAAGGATGTGAGAATGATCCGTAGGGCCTTTGAGGTAGGAAGGACTCGAACCGAGCTTGAGCATCGCGGCAAGGGGCTAAAGAATATAGCCATGGCTGCGGAGGAACTCGGCGGATTGTTAACGATCCATAGCAACGCAGGATGCATCAGAAAAGATTTCAGAGGAGGTGGTGGGCTGCCACGCGCCTTCATGTACAAACGCTCTATAATGGGCACCGTGATTCAGTGGTCAATTCCACTCAAAAAGTAGGTATGGAGAAATGAACGTGGGCTCCATCTGCGTAACCAAACAATTCAGCGAATACCCAGCCGGTCGCTACCGGAAGGATGGGAGTTTTTCCGGAGAGGTCTTTAGGGATGACTGGCTTGCGCCATACTTGGGTCGCCATGACATAGTCGAAATCGATCTTGATGGAGCGATGGGCTATGGTTCCTCATTCTTAGAGGAGGCTTTTGGTGGGTTGGTGCGGAAGCATCATCTAGAGCCATCCGTATTGCGAAAAAAACTGAAGTTCAAATCAGACGACGAACCCTCTCTCGTCGATGAGATATGGATTTATATCGACCATGCCAACTCCTGAATCAGGGGGCGTAGAGCCCGGAGATTGGCCGACGTGGGGTGCGTTCATTCTCGCGGGGATCAGTTTGGCTTGGCAGTTTGTAAACGAGTGGCGAAGCGCCTCTAAAGAGAGGGTAAATTATCGGCTTGCCCGGATTGAAGCCCTTGAATCAAGTGTCGCTGAAATAAGATCTTTGGCCATGGCGTACTGGCTCCAGCCCGAAGAAAGCAGCTCTAGGGATAGCCTGATGCTAGTCCATCACATCAAAGAGCTTTCCGTTTCTGCTTCACGCTACGAGAGCTTCTTATGGCATGGGGTGGGAACGGATGTCATGAGGCTTAAGATCGAGACCACGGGTGCCGACTTCCAGCAATCAGATAGAAAGCAATTAAAAGCGGACGACCCGTTTGTAAAGAAGTTCATGGCAACCGCAGCGGATGTAAGCAGGCGACTCAAAGATCGTCGTGATGAAATTGAAAGACGGTAATATCCGCGAAGAAGCCCGCCCGTGCGGGCTTTTTCTTTGCCTGCTACGCTTTCCTGGACACAGGAGGGCCACGCCATGCCTACCAACGACCTCATTCCTTCCCTGATCTACAAGCTCAACGAAAATCAGCTCGCCATCGCCGAGGCTGTCGAAGAGCTGTCCAAGTGGATCGAGCAGATTCATGGGCCCGCCGATGGCTCAATCAAGATCCGGCAGTCGCTGGCGAAGCTGGACGACAACCTGGAGTTCATCACCCGTGGTGTGGCGAGGTTGATGAACGATTGAGGCTTGCTTCCAGGCAAAGCCCGCCGCTCTCAGCGGGCTTTTCTTTGTCCGAGTGGCTGGCTATGTACCCTGCCCCAAACCGTCAACCGCACGGGCATAGTACTCAGTGGCCTTTAGGATCAATAAGTTCTTTTCTTCCACGTCGATAAGGCCCTGATGCTGGTACTTGTCTGCCAAGGCCACAAGCTCGTCGTACTTCTCAGCTGCGCTCATCCGTATGCCTGGCAAAGCATACAACTCATGCCAGGTCTCCAGAGCCTTCTCTGTGTCGTCATCGTTCATGATCGTCTCCGCACTGTTTTACGGTAGAGGTTTCATGTACTCAGGTGGTTCAGCCGGCTCAGACAAAACTGCGATAGACGAGACTCGCACCTCGAAAAGAGCACAAATGTACTCTATCCAGTATTGCGATTTATCCATCAGTAAAATACTGTATGGATAAACAGCTAAGGAGTAGTGCTCATGGCCAAAGCCAAGCCCCAGGAAAAACCCGAACCCACGTCGTACGAGCTCCTCGCCATGCGGATTCAGCGGACGATTAATGCAACCGCAGCCCAAACCTCCAAGCGCGCTGTTATCTACAAGGCCTCGGATGAGTTGCTAGAAGACTGGGATCAACTCCTGATGGATATCGACGAGGCCGACAACGTGACCCTGGCCCATCGCGACGATGGTGGCGTCCTGGTCTCGTGGGTTGTGCCAAAGGAAGACTGATTTTAACGATCCCTCTTTGCCCGCCTTGTGCGGGCTTTTTTATGCCCAAAGAAAATATATCGCCTGCGGCGTTGACTTTAGGTATATCCGGAGGCAATATTTATTCGTCGCTGCGTCACCACCGGCCAGCAACGAAAGCACCACCGCTCTTTACACAACTCAATCGATTCAAGCTTCTGCCGGGAAAGGCGTTAGCGAATCCACATAGCCATGCGGCTCCCTAGGATTGGCCGTATCGACCTCGGTAAGCGGGAGCGGTAACACCACGAATATTTGAATTAGCGCCCTGAGCTTCGGCATTGAGGGGCGCCGGACCTCATGCACCCTGCCCCAATCACTCGGGCATTCAGAGCTGTAGCGTGCATGTTGTAAGGACCTGTGATCCATGGCGAACAGATGCTGATTGCCGCCATGAGGAGGAAGCTCGAAGCCCACACCGAAGACGAACGGCCAGCCCTGCAATCAGCGGCGGGTAGCTGGCCAGCAACGCTGACGCAATACCCCGGCCTGTCGCCAGTAGCGAGGCCGGGATCTTTACGGAAAGCATCACTGAAGCACCTGGAGACGGGTGCTTTGGGATGCGGACGAGCACACACCGCGAATGCGGCCCCCTGCATCACTACCCCATGACGAGGATTCACCATGTTCGGATTGAAAAAGCTGTTCGGTAAAGGCCGCGAGGCTCGCGCTGCGCTGGGCAAACTGGAAAACCGCGACCTGCTCCAGGCCATCGTTTATGGCTGCTTCTATGTGGCAGCTGCTGACGGCGAGATCGAGCCGGCTGAACTGGACAAGATCGACCGCCTGCTGCGCAACGAACCCAAGCTGCAGGGCTTCGGTGCCGAACTCGGCAACCTGATCGACAAGGCAAAAGCTGACTTCAACGAAGGTGGCCCACGCATCATCCGCATGAACGCCGAGCGCGAACTGGCTGACGTGGCCCACACCCCGCGCGACGCCGAGACGGTGATCAACTTCATGCTGACCATCGCCGAATCGGATGGCGAGATCGAGCCCGCGGAAATCGAGGTGCTGGAGCGCGCCGCGGCGAAGCTGAATGTGCGCCTCAAGGACTATCTGTGAAGGCTTACCTGCGCGCCAACCCGTTACAAGGCGTTCTGCTGATCATGCTCGCCTTCTTGGCTTTCCTGATGATCGCTTCGGGCCTGATCAGCCGCGGCTCTTGCGCCTGGTACGGCTACCAGACAGATCGCACTACCCGCTACGCGATTGGCGTTGGCTGCATGGTGAAGATGCCAACCGGCTGGACGCCGCAGCGCGAATTGCGCACCGAGCAATAGAGCATCACTTCTGCCCATTCACTGAGTGGGCAGCGGGATGACAACCAAGGAGAAGGACCATGTTGATACTCACCCGCCGCGTAGGCGAAACCATCCGCATCAGTGACGACATCAGCGTGACCGTGCTGGGCGTCAAGGGCAGCCAGGTACGGATCGGGGTTAATGCCCCGGAGCAGGTAGCCGTCCACCGGGAAGAGATCTATCAGCGGATTCAGGATGAAAAGCAGACAGCGGACGCCGCCTGACGATTTCACTGGCTGGCCTTGGCAACAGGGCCAGACGGGAAATCACCAAGGAGTAGAAACATGACCACGTCAACGCTACAAGTCGAAGTGCGGCTACCAAAGGCGGGAGACGAAGAATTCGAAAAGCTGGCTGATGATCTCGCCGACGCTGTTTATCAGCGCGTCAAAGGGCGCCTTGAGCGAGATGCTGAAGGCGCCGCGTCGGATATCAGCGACGCTTGAAGGCTTTCTCGAGGCGCTTCTTCATGTCCTGGACCAACTTATCGGCCTCTTTCTTGGCTGCCTCCTTCAGCTTGGCGGTAACTGCCGCCTTATCCCCTACATCCGCATTGCATTCACTGCAACGGACCATCTGATCTACGTCGGTGTCATCCGGGATCACGAGCATCTTGCTCCCACACGCCGCACATACTGCCGAAATCTGCATAAGTCCTTCCTTGCTGATTGGTGGAACTCTCAGCATACCCGGGAAGCGCGTCACCTGCGCAATGGTGAGCTGGCCGCTGGCCATCAGACAACCAGCGCCACGTCAGCCTGACGAAAACTGCCCGATCACCTGGTTCCCCATCACCAGGCTGCATCGGTCGTGACGTTCGCCCTCCCCTGGCCTGGGATTCATGGCTTGCGAGCGTTACGACCAATGCAGCCCACCGAGGACACCTCATGGAAACGATTACCAGCGGCACATGGAAGGGCCATCTTGGGTGTGGCCTTGCTCCGCGAGAACTGGAATGTGTTCTGGCAACAGCCCAAGGCATGACCGGGAAAGAGATTGCCCGACTCATCAACATTGCACCCAGCACCGTGAAGAAGCGGCTGGAGGCAGCGATGTTCAAGCTTGGTGTTCATCGTCGTGCTGCCTTGGTGGCCGAAGCCATGAAGCGCCAGATCATCAGCCCGATGTGCTTCGTGCTCGTCGGGCTGATGGCGATGCACGCCGTCAGTGGCGATGCCGACCCAATGCGCCGCGATCGCCGCGTACCTGAGCGGCGTATTGCCCAGGTTCGAATCATCCGCAAGGCCGAATCCTTCGACCTGCACGCCTGACACCTACCTCAAGGAGCTCTACATGCATCCAGCCATGCAGCAGCGCGTGGACGGCTTGGCCGCCCTGCGCGAACGATCCGTCCTGGTCACCGCCGACTTCTACGCCAAGATCGGACGCCCGGCACCGGCCCAACAGATTCGCTACCAGGTCGTCACTAAGGCCAAGGCCTACCACATCGTCGAACTGGCAACGGGCAAGACCAAAGGGTTTTGCTTCAGTTATCGAGCAGCGGTGAACTTCGCCCAAGCGTTGGAGGCGGCTGCAACACGCAAGCTGGTCGGGCGGCAATGAGCAAGCGCAAGCCTCACAACCTGCGCGCCCGGCTCGAGCGGTCATGCCGGGCGCTGCTCGCCACCAACCATGTAGCCGTGGTGAACATCGATCCCAGCGGCCAGCAGTGCCTGGTCAACTGGAAGAGCTGCAAGCAGATCCGCAGCCGCCAGATCGTCGATGCGGTGTGCGATATCCCCCACAGGTGGACCATCTACCTCAGCGTCATGTGCGTCGGTCTCGGCGGCGAACAGTACTGCAAGTCGGTCGAGGTCGCCCCTCAGGGCAACTACCTGGCCTCGCACCTCACCGATGTGATCGAGGCCACCTACACGGACCTGCGCGCCAAGTGCAATCCGCAGCATGTCGTGGCCTCCGGGTGGATCGCAGTTCCCGCGGAACTGACGCTGGAGGAGGCACAGGCCGCCGCAGTGTTCGAAGCCGTCGGCGCCTGGCGACAGGAAAAGGTCGCGGCATGAGGCGAATCAACAACCGCGCCCGGCATGGCCGGCGCCAGCAATGGATCAACCTGCCGCCCAGCGGCATCAAAACCCTGGAGAAGAAGCCATGCCAACCCCAACCAACACGGCCGAGTTCCTTGAGGAGCTGAACGGCGGCGCTTTCGCCAGCCAGATCGGCCACGCCCTTTCCGAGGTCGCTGCCGGCGTCGTTGATTTCGACAAGGCCGGAAAAGTGGTCATCACGCTGGACTTCAGCCGTATCGGCGAGTCCAGCCAGGTAAAGATCAAGCACAAGCTTGACTTCAAGGTGCCAACCAAGCGCGGCACCCGCAGCGAGAACACCAGCCTCGACACCCCGATGCATGTCGGGACCGGTGGCAAGATCACCCTCTTCCAAGAAAAGCACGACCAGCTCTTCACCAGCGAAGAAGCACCGGTCCACCCGCGCACCTGATCACTCATCCCAGCGAGGAAAATCGCATGTCTCTTAGCAAAGAAGCTCTCGAACTGATTCAAGAAAACACCATCGCCGCCGTCGGTCGCGAGCTGCCCGCACTGGGCCCGGTAACTATCCTCCCGCAGAACTTCAATGTCGTTGACCTGGAGCGCTACCAAGAAGGCCGCAACCGCTTCCGTGGCACCTACTCCACCCACTCGCTGGCGGATTACACCGCTTACGTCGTTGAGCGTTCGGCTCCCGCTGCACGCGGCTTCATCGATCAGGACAACATGAGTTGCATCGTGCTGTTCAACATCGGCACCCCGGAGGACCCGGGCCACGCTGATGATCGCGCAGTGCTGCGCCTGAAGGCCTCGGCCGCTTTCGCCGCAGTGCAGGCGGTGTGCGGGCAAAGCCTGGTGCAGAAGGCGATGAGCGACTGGATCGAAGACTGGAACCAACACCTGGCTGCCACCGATGAGAATGGCGCTGTCATGACAATTGCCAAGGCCATCGCCGCGGTGCGCACCATCACCGTGAAGGCCTCGTCGGAGAGCGATCACGCAGTTGGTGAGACCCGCGCCAGTCGCAGCACCATGGACCAGATCGAGGCCAGCAGCAAAGAGACCCTGCCAGCCTGGCTGGACTTCAAGGTCATTCCATTCGAAGGCCTGGGCGAACAAGTGATCCGCCTGCGTGTCTCCGTCATTACCGGAGGCTCGCAACCGGTGCTGAAGCTGCGCTGGATCGGCGAAGACGCTCAGCACGAGGCGATCGCTCAGGAGTTCAAGGCAGTGCTTGAGGAGAAGGTAAGTAAAGCTGCGGCGCTGTCGCTGGGCACATTCGACGCGAAGTGAGTGAAGCACTGCGCCACGGAATCACGGGAAAGCCGACCGTGGCGCGTGAATTCAGTCGCAATAGCTTGTTGATGTCCTAGCAGGACCCTGGATGCGAGGTGCCGAAAACTGATCGATAAGTCGGCGCCCCTCAGCTACTGCTGCTGACTTTGCCTTCTCATAAGTGGGGTATGGCGTCTCATCGAAGTACATCCAAGGCAACGGCCCCACCTTCAGCTCGACCATTATCCCTTGTGGGTGCCGGATGAAGTTAGCGATTAGGTAGTGTTCACGATAGCTCGTGGTGTAGATGCCCAGATCGGTCATTTCCGTCTCAAGTCAGCCGCCTTTTTATTCGTAATAGCCTATTAGCAATCACATTGCCACTACACCCCAAGGTGGGTGGTTAATGGGTAAAGCCAATGGCTGACCAGGCATCAAGGCTTGGTGCGCAGGTACAGATAAATAGCAATAAGATCCACGGTCGCAACGATCACGACCACAATGACCGTGAAATAGACCTCCTCCCGCACCATAACCAAGTCCCCACTTCGCGGCTAGTCTGGTGATTGAGCAATTCCCGTTCCACCTCAATTAGGCATGCAGTCACAGAGAACCACTAGGGCGTACGACGCTTCCGTCGAAGGGGCTGCGACGCGGGCATGTGGCAACATTTTCCAGAAAGAGCAAAAAGGCGTGTGCGGCAACTCCGGGTAATCCTTGAAAAGCCTGCATTTTTCTCTTTCCAGTAATACGCCCACTGTAGCCGAACCGCCTTTCATCAGCGTTTATCAACTCGAAACCGATGAAGGTGACAAGGTCCGCCAGCGGGAGATCCTCACCTCTCTCTTTTGGGTTATCGAGTAAAAGCTCAATGACCTGAGCACGATATCTCCACCGCCGGGCTGCTGGGGTTCGAGAATAGACACTTTGCCTGGCCTGGCTAAGCAGCAAAGTGAGCAGCTTGCGCTCCGGCTCGCTCAATGGCTCCCACATCAGATCGTTGACGAACATCTTTGGTAATTCCGGCTGTCTGCTGGTACTTCCAGTGTGGCACGACAGGGAATTCGAAGATCAATAAATGACTAACTGCCGCATCCAGCCATGGTGGGCAGCGCATACGTGCAGCACATCCCAAGAAAACGGAGAACACCATGCAAGCTTTCGGCAACATCACTGCGCACGGCACGGTCTATCTTTATCCCGATGAACTACCGCAGGACCTCGTCTGGGTCGACCAGAACGAACACACCAACTATTGGTGTTCAGTCCAGGGCGGCACCAGCGGTAGCTCGAAGAACCCGCGCACCGAGGGCCGGCAAACGCTGCCGGGCACCGCCGTGTCGTTCAACTGGCTACCGGGAAGCGCCAGGCACTCAATGGCAGGTCGCGTTCGAGTTCAAACCGCTCCCTCCAGCGGCAAGGTCATCATCGGGCAGATCCATGCAATCAACGCCCTGAACCCCTTCTTGATGGTGATCTGGTGGAATGGATATGTGCGCATCGATTTCCGCGATGTGCCGCTCGGCGCCACTCGCTCGCTACTGAAGAAGCAGATCCCGCTTGGCCAGGTGTTCGAGTACTGCGTGCAGGTCGACGAACTCGGCCAGTTGACCGCCACGCTGGACGAACTCAGTGCCAGCGCACCAGTGAACACGAAGTGGAGCAAGTACCCGTTCTACTTCAAAGCCGGTGCCTATGTGATCGACAACAAAGGCGATGAAAGCGAGGGCGGCTGGGTGGTGTACGAGTTATTCGACGTGTTCAACGGAGCGTTGCAAGCTTAAGCCTCACGCTCATCAGGAAGCCCAATCACTACTTCAGCTCAAACAGCATGACGCTGGCTGAAATCATCCATCCAGAAGAACCACATCAAACCGCGGCCCAGGAATCAAGGGCGATGAAGCTACCCACCTGACCTGGTGTCTAGCCCCGCACTTTGCGCACACCACCTCAATCTGGTCCTTTGTGTCGTCCAGATCGAACTTCAACTCTTCATTGCACTTCTTGCACTTTGCCATCTGAAATCCCTCATCAGGTGTCAGCTCAGCATAGCCCCCCACTTCAACAAATCATGCCACCCCGGCGAGGGTGGCGCCTGCACGTAAGGACCACCATGCCCGATAAACAGCGCGACGATAGCAAGCTCGAGCGGGTCATCCGCAAAATAAAGCGCTGCCTTGCTCTCTCCAAAAGCTCGAACGAGAACGAGGCGGCCACAGCAATGCGTCAGGCTCAGTCGCTCATGCGCGAATACCGCCTGACCGAAATGGATGTGCGCTTGAGCGATGTAGGCGAAGTCGAGTCGGACAAGGTTCGTGCGAGCCGCCGACCTACCTGGGATCGCCACCTAAGTTCAATTGTCGCTCAGGCCTTCGGCGTGAAGTCGCTTTCCCGCAAGCACTGGTGTAATTCGTCCGCTCGCGTGGTGAATAGAGCAATGTTCGTCGGCGTCACCCCGGCACCACAGATCGCGCTCTACGCCTACGAGACTTTGCTGACAAAGCTGACCCTGGCCCGACGTGAGTATGTTTCGCAGGTTCGGGCCGGCAAGCAGCGTAGCTCCTACTCGCCGGCGACGGCAGGTGATCACTTCGCGCTCGCGTGGGTTTCCGCTGTGCACGAGAAGATTCACGATCTGGTACCGCGCGGCGAAGAAGATCCCGCTCTTGTCCACCACTCCAGTGGGTGTGATTTGGTGGCGGTCGAAGCGAAAGACAAAGCCCTGATCGAGCAGTACCTGGCAGGCTGGGAGATTAGCAAGGCCCGAAAGGTGCGCGAGGTCGAGCTGGATATGAATGCACAAATTGCGGGCTTGCTCGCAGGGCAGCGCGTTGAGCTGAACCCAGGCCTCGCAACGGGCGGACAGGATCCTCTGCAGATTGGCATTGCCGTGTGAGGAGATAACCATGAGCACATTCGCAGTCTTCGGTATGACCGCCGACGTAGCACTGGCTGAGGCCAGGAAGATCACCAAGACAACGAAACCAAGCGGGAAAGTTGGCTGCCCCCCCTAGAGCTAACGCCGGCTGAATGGGAGCAAGCCGTTGCCGATTGCGCCGCCAAGATCATGGCTGGCGAGAAAGTGAAGCAACTGAGTCAGATGTTCGACGCGCCGCAGTACGCCCAGCAGTTCATTGGCCTTGCGCGGAAGACAGGCCGGAGCCGCGACCTGCGCATCAGGGCCAAATGTGAGATCACCGACACCGAGGGGCGCCCGATCATCAACAAGAAGACCAAGGCGCTCAAGGTGGGATGGGGCGACTACCACCCCGAAATATCCTCTACCGCATGATCCGAGAGTTGCCTCAAAAAACTTAACCCTGCCGCAGCTCGGCGGCCTTTGATGCTTCGCTTCTTATCACTACCGTAAAACTCCCAGTGAACCGCTGGCGTAGCTCTTTCGGCATGTTGTAGTCGAAGTGAACTAGCCAAGAGCCATCACCCAGCCGCAAGGCCTCCTTTCGATACCGCTCGACTTGAACCTCATCAATCCCGACTTGAACTGAAACTTCTTCATTGGTTGGCTCACTATCCATCGCTATCTCCTTCCCTAGTTCGGCATTGAGTACGGACAAAAGTAGTCCAAGCAATTCCAAACAACCATCAACAGAATCTTTCAGATACTGGATACGCCCCATGCCCACAGAAAACCGATCCAGCAACACCGAACAGATGGTCAGCGTGCCGCGCGATGAAGTTGAACGCCTGGTGAAACTGCTGCAGTACCAAGCCCATCCCTACCCCTCACCTCACGCTGAGTTCTGGCAGGGTCTTCTTGATGCGCCAGTCGCCCAGCACCAGAGCGAGCCGATCATAGTCGAGGCAGTGGCCGTGACTCGCGAAGATGATGAAGGCCTGCGCCTGGAATGGTTGCTGGAGGGCGGCATCGCGGCGCTGGAGTTCCCGGGCCAGGTGCTGCTGGTGGCTCACGGCAAGGTCACCGATGACAAAGGCAGTGGCGAGGTCTACCTCCACCCACCAACCTCCGACGGCTTCAGCGCTGGTGATATGGCTGACCAGGGTGCAAAGGCGTTCAGGGATGGGCAGCAGGCCGCGATACCCGAAGGCTTCGCCCTGGTCCCGAAGGAAATGCTACTGAGCAAGGAGGTTATCGGTGTAATCAACTTCCACTGCGGTGATTCCGCCGAAGAAGAAGGCGGTCAGTTTGGTAAGTACACGGATGGTCGGTTGTGGGTCGGCAATGTGACGGACGATGACGGCAGCCAAGTCCACGGGCTGCACATCATGACTGACGAATACCCCGAGGAAGGCAGCACCACACTTGTGGAGTTCCCGCCTCCGAGCAGCATCCTCCCAGAATGACCAAAGAGTACATTTGCACTCCAGCTGCCGCACCCCTCTCCATTCGACTGAATATGCGTGCAGAGGCCGAAGCATATGAGCTTCGACCCCTACTGATTACGCAATTTGGATAGATTGGTTTGGTGATGCGTCATTAGCGAACATTCTCGCCCGACCTACTCCCCAGGCCATTGCGCGACTCATCGATTCGTGGGGTCGCGTGTAGTAGGCCTCCTCCATAATCAGTGCTCCGCTTTGCGCGTAAACACCGATAAAAAGCTGTGTCTCGCCGGTTCGGGAAAGGCGGACTTCTACGTTGATCTTAGTACCGTCTACGAGCACTTCATCATGATATCTGTGGTGAAGAGTGGGGTCGGCCCATGCCCAGAACTTCTCTCCTCTGTTTCTCATGGTTACGCCTCCTGCTCACAATGGATTGAGCTTATTAGCGTACTAAAGTTGGCGGCGTTTGCCACTTCGCGCTCCTGTTCTGGGGGCTGAGCTGACAATCGGCCTCAAAACCTATACCGAACCGATACAAAACCCCCTTCGTATAATTTTTGTATAGCCGCGATATGGCGGCCAAGGAATCGTAATGCCAGAAGGAAATCGGGCGGCACGCTGGTGCCCGGATAAATGCCCCGTCACCGGGCGCCAGTTCTTCATGTGGATTGAGCATCCCGATGACGGCATGGTGCCGACCTATGGCGGCCCATTCGATAGCTACACGATCCCCGTCCGTGACGGCGACGAAGGCTTCTGCTGCGAACGCTTCGACCACGATCTGGGCAACTGGCGTGATAGCGAGATCGTCGGGCTCAAGCTGATTGATGATCAAAGCGATGATCGCGAGCACGGCCAGGTCGCCGAACTGCAGGCAGAGATTGAACGGCTCAATACCCAGAGCCGCGTCATCACGTTGTCCGGGTGCGAGTTCACCGAAGACGATCTGCTCGCCCGGGCAGTTCGCGGGGTGAGCGGCACAGGAAGGCAGAAGAGGCCGCGCTGGGCACTGATGACCGATGTATTCCTCTGCGGGTCAGGGGTCGCACATGCACTGTGCAGGCGGTTCGGCCTTGATCCAGACGAGGGCCTGCGCAAATGACCCGCCTCGCCCTCTGCCTCCTGCTGCTGGCCGCCTTGGTTGGCTGCGAGCCGATGACGCCGGAGCAGGCTTCTCAGCAAAAGCGGGAACACCCTTTCCATGACGTATCTGCCCACCACAACGATGCGCGAGGAGCTACCTGCTGGATTCCATACGACTCCCGCGCGGGCCTTTCGTGCTTGCCTGATTGGATGCTGCACGCGCCTGACCTGGCCAGCAACGAGCGCCAGCTCTCCCCGCACGAAACCGAATCTGAACCTACACCCGCACTGGCGCCTGGGCGCTGGATTGATGAGAGGTATGAGCTGTGACTGAACTCGAAGAACTTCAGCTAGCAGCAAAGGCCGCCGGCATTGAGGTAGAGCCGTGCACCTGTAGCAATCCGAAGTGGCCACTGCGCATCAAGGGCCAGTCCGGCACCAGGGCTCATTGGAACCCCTACATCAACGACGGCGATGCATTCAAGCTGGCGATTGGCTTGGGCATGCAGATCAGCATTGAAGGCTCTGGCGAGGATGAGGCCGTCTGGGCTGACGACACGATGATCTGGGTGCGCAGCGATTTCGCCCAGGGTGATCGCCGAAAGGCTGCGCGCAGCGCCATCGTCAGCGTTGCCGCCCAGCGCGGAGAGCAGATGCCATGATCCTTCTACCCATCGCCGCCCCGCTCTACATGGTCTGGATGATCTGGAACGGGCCGAGGCCATGAATGCACCGGCTACGGTTCTCGACCCCTGCAGTGCCAGCGTTTTGCTGTGGCTCGGAAAGCATGGAAAACAGGCTGATAGGCAGAAACACCGATCCACAGCCTTACCCGCACCGAGCTGAAACGTCGGGCTAGCCCAGCACATTAATTCCCAATCGAGCAGCAAGATCGCTCATCTGATCACGGCTGACCTTCACGCCCTCCACATTGACTGTCCTGATATCCAAGTCGCCGAGTTCCGAGTCCGTCAAGTCGCAGCCGGTAAAATCTGCAGATCGCCAGTCAATTGCGGTGAACTCACCACCAGAAAGGTCCGAACCGGAAAAATTGGCACCAGTTACATTGGCACCCGTCCAGCGGTTGTCCCACAGTTCACACTTTTCGAGATTCACCTTGGAGAAGTTGGCATAGGCCAAATTACTCTTATTGATGTAGGCGCTGCAGAACCAGGACTTGTTGGAGATAACGTTCATGAAGCTGGCACTACTGAAATCAGCCCCCTGCGCCTTGCATTCGCTGATTTCCAACCCTAAAGCGCTGGCAAAATTGAAAACGCAGACTGACAGGTCGCAACGCTTGAAAGAGGCGCCTTTCAATTTGGCGCTGCGAAAGTTGCAACCGATCTGGCGATCTCGGTCATAGAAGCTGCAGTCAATGAATTGCGTTTCCGTCAGGTCCGTTCTGGAAAAATCACAATCCAAGAAAGACACACCACTTACGATTCGGCCCGTGAATTCGTTCACGTCGATTCGTTTATTTTCAAATACTTGCGATTCCATAACGCATTCCTACACGACTCGATAGCGCGACGAATTTATCATCACAGCGTGAGTCATAAAAAACTTTCCCATCTCAAACTGTAACAAGACGAGAAACAAATTCTAGCTGCTGTGCACCTGCCTCATCCTGAACGATGTGGGCATCACTACTGCATCTCCTGCATCCGGCTGCACGTCCACAACTAGCGCCAAGTCTACGCATCTAGTCAGACCTACGCCCGTGCTGGCGCCCCGCTGGACTGATGAAAGGTGATCGCGTCGAGACGAGTGCTCGTCCAGCCAGGCTTACGTCGGTCTTGGACCCAGGACAACTGACTGTGCGAGCAAGAACATCATGACAGGCGCCTTGATCAGCGTCTGTAGGAAAATCCTGATTTTCCCTCCCCCTACAACAACTCAAGCCTGCCGGTGGGCGGGCATGGAGAGCTATTGCCATGACGAAAGAAGAGCTGGCCAGCCTGCCCGGGAAAGTGAACATCGCCATCGAAGCGGGTAAGGCTGCGGCGGTAGCCTGCAAGGACGATGGCGGAAGCGCCAACTGTGACCGTGTCGTGATTCCCATCCCGGGTATGCGCGCTAAATCTCTGCCCGGTCTGCCTGGGTACGTGCAGAAAAAGAGTGGATGGCACCAGCAAAGCATTCACCTTGATACCCCGTGGCCAGGGATTGGCAACCGGCACAGCGCAGGCGTCCGTGCTATGCACGAATCCCTCAGGACCCAGGGCGTCGACTGCTACGTCTACTACCAGGTCGATTAACCCCTCCCCACCTCTGCCGCCATGCGCGGCGTGGAGCCTATCCCATGGAAACCGAAATTCTCTCGGAGAAAGAACTGGCCGAGCTGACCGGCTACAAGGCCAGAGGCTACCAGCGCCGCTGGCTTCAAGAGCGGCAATGGCACTTTGTTGAGAGCCGCGGTGGTCGGCCGCTCGTTGGTCGACAGTACGCCCGCATGAAGCTGGGCGTAGCTCTTGAAGTAGTGCCCGTGACACCCCCGCCCCTGCCGACTCCGGCATGGAGACCTGATTTTTCGCGAGTGAAGTGAAATGCGACCAAGAAGTACCGAGAACCGCGATTTGCCGCCTGGCGTTTATCGACGCAAGCGCATAAGGAAGAACGGAAACATATGGGTCGGATACTACTACCGTAACTCTCTGGGAAAGGAGATTCCGCTCGGTACCGACCTGGTGAAAGCGAAGCTGAAGTGGGCTGAGCTTGAAGCAAAGGCCACACCCGCCGAGCTGACAACGATGAAAGGGATCTTCGATCAGTACGAGAAACTCATCATTCCGAAGAAAGCACCTCGGACCCAGAAGGACAACATTTACGAGCTTAAGCAGTTGCGCACCGCATTCGACCCAGCCCCGATTGATGCAATCACCCCGTCGATGGTCGCCCAGTATCGCGATACACGATCAGCTAAGACCAGGGCAAACAGAGAAATCGCTCTACTTTCACACGTTTTCAATACAGCAAGGGAGTGGGGGCTCACCACGAAAGTGAATCCGTGCCTGGGGGTTCGCAAGAACAAAGAAAAGCCTCGAGACTATTACGCCAACGAGGCCGTATGGCAGGCGGTTTATGAGGAAGCATCAGAGGAGTTAAAGGATGCGATGGACTTGGCATACCTCACCGGCCAGCGGCCAGCGGATGTGCTCTCCATGCGGAAGGACGATGTGGAGGGGGTCTACTTGCGAGTCAATCAAGGCAAGACAGGCAAACGACTGAGGATCGTGATGGAAGTGGATGGCGTGAACAACAGTCTGGGTACGCTGCTCGAGCGCATCAGACGGAGAACCAGCGATCACCTGTCGCCGTTCTTCATCTTGAATAGCAATGGAAAGAAGTTGTCCTGGGAAATGTTGCGCAACCGTTGGCAGGATGCGCGAGAGGCTGCTCGAGTGAAGGCAATCAGCGAGAAGAAGCCAGAACTTGCGAACCGAATCGCTCAGTTCCAGTTCAGGGATATCAGGCCTAAAGCGGCTTCCGAGATCACCGACTTGGCCGATGCTAGCCTGCTGCTGGGCCATTCGAAAGAAGGCATTACCGAACGGGTTTACCGTCGTATCGGCGCTATTGCCAAGCCTTCGAAATAGGAAAGTTTCGGAACTCCTACCTGAAAGTTTCGGAACTCCAAGCTTTTCGAACGCTCAAAGAAAAACCCCGCAGACGTTAATCTGCGGGGCTTTCAATAATGGAGGCCGAGGTCGGAATCGAACCGGCGTAGACGGATTTGCAATCCGGAGCATAACCACTTTGCTACTCGGCCTCAAATGCCCGAAACCCTTGAGTAAGCGATCTCAAACATATACAACTCTTTAAGGAAATAACTGATTACAACTGCTATCCCCTTGAAAACGCTGAGCTTTTCAGCTGCCTCGTTTTCGATGGACGCAATTATGTACTCATTCGTTTGAGCTGGCAAGCCCTTGAATTCAAAAAGTTTATTTTTTTCCTCAACACGGTACGACGAGCCTGGATACACGGCCCATGCCCCTGAAACCAAGGTCACGCACCACTGCAAAAGGGTCTTATGATAGTGCCTCCCCCTCTGCCTGCCTGATCAACTGTCGTCGACCATGCAAACCGAACTGGATCTTTTCGACCCCGAAAGCCCGCTGCCGCCCCAGTGGGTTGCCGCGCAGGCTGTTGTTTTGCCCGGGTTTGCCTTGCCCCAGGTTGAGGTGATGCTCCCTCTGTTGCGTCACGTGGTCGCTCAGGCTCCGTTTCGCCACATGCTGACACCAGGTGGCCTGAAAATGGCGGTTGGGCTAACGAACTGTGGCGCGTTGGGATGGGTCAGTGACCGCCAGGGTTACCGCTATAGCCCGGTCGATCCGCTGAGCAATCGTCCGTGGCCGGAATTGCCCGGTGTACTGGTAGAGTTGGCCAGTCGTGCAGCGCTGGTGGCCGGGTTCAGCGACTTCCAGCCTGATGCCTGTCTGGTCAACTGCTATCGCCCCGGCAATCGCTTGAGCCTGCATCAAGACCGCGACGAGCGCGACTTCACTCAACCCATCGTGTCGGTGTCGCTGGGGTTGCCCGCAGTGTTCCTCTTGGGTGGGCATAGCCGTAGTGAACCCACTCAGCGTATTGGTCTACGCCACGGCGATGTACTGGTCTGGGGTGGTGATGATCGGCTGCGCTTTCATGGGGTATTGCCGCTCAAAGCCGGCGCACATCCCCAGTTGGGCAACCTGCGGATCAACCTGACCCTGCGCAAGGCTGGGTGA